GTTGCACCTGTAGCACCTGTAGCACCTGTAGCACCCTGTAATCCCGGTGGCCCAACATCGCCGTCTAACCCATCATCCCCTGCTGCACCTATTGCTCCAGTTGCTCCAGTTGCTCCAGTTGCTCCAGTTGCACCTGTAGCACCCCGTAATCCCGGTGGCCCAACATCGCCGTCTAGCCCATCATCGCCCATCATCCCTTGGACAGCAGATGGTGTAACCCATGTTGGCGCACCAGACCCAGCAGATGTTAGAACTTGCCCAGACGTTCCTGCTGATGTAAATGAATATTCTGTACCTGTCCCATAAGCAATAGCACCAGCCGTAGGTGTAGTAGTGGAATTGGTTCCACCATTTGCTATAGGCAGTGCCGTGCCAGAGTACGTTAGGGCTAGGGTGCCGCTAGTGGTAACAGGGCTACCACTGACAGTAAAAATGCTAGGCGCAGTCAGGCCAACACTGGATACTGTGCCACCACCGCCAGTAGTTTGTAGGTTTGTATCTCCATTAGCCAAGTCGGTAATGGAGATGCTACCGTTAGAAGATACAAGGTTGATTGCCTTGTAACTTACTTGGCTGACCATGATTTACTCTGGCGCAAAGGCCGCAGCAAACTTTTGGGCTTGCTTCTTCAGCCCCTCAAGTTTGGTTTCCAGAGCAGAAATAGTGCTTGTAAGCGCCTGTTCCTTGTCAAGGAGGGCTTGCTCTTTAGCCTGCATTTCTGCGACCGCACTGTCGTAGGCTTTCTGCATAGCATCGAGTGACATGGCAACTTCTGCCTCCTTGGCGGCAAGCCCCACGTATGCGGACTTAGTTTTTTCCTTGATGGACGCCAAAATCTCAACAACTTGAGCATCTGCATCGGCGACGGTATCCTCGATTTTCTTGGCTGCGTCTGCCTTTGCTTGCGCTACAAGTTTGTCTTGCTGCTGGATAACGTCTTTCTGGTCTTGGGCCTGAGACACTATGGACTCAAGCTCCGTTTTAAGCGCCTCCACCTCTCGGGTCAACGCCTCTTTATGGGGGATTGCGTTGGACAGTGCGGCAAAAACATCCGCAGCGTGGTTCAGCGCATGGGCCATCGGCGAGAAATACCGAATTGCCTGATCCACCTGATTGTATACCTTATCAACGTCTTGTTTATTCATATCAAAACCCCGCTTGAATACTGGTAAGCGTAGCCGTTCCAGAAGTCCATGCAGTCACGTTCAAACGAATGGCAGTGACAGGAAACGCATAGTTGCCGTCTTTGTTTGTGGTTTGGCTCACAACAGTTGCATTTGAGTACCACACAGCAGTCGCAGGGCTAAACGCTGGGTCTTGAACATCATCAAACGTATGCTCGACGGTATAGGTCAATGACGCACCAGAAGACAACTTAACTCCAAACCCTACGTTGAACGGATCCCCATAGGTGTTAAGTGGGATGGGGTTAGATACACTAACACCAGAAACTACTACCCGTACTGGCCTTGCCATAATTTATCTCCTATGAAGAGGGGGCCGAAGCCCCCGAGACTAATTAGGCAGATGCTGGGAAGGCAGTACCATCCGAGTTACGCACAACATAAGCAATAATTAGTTTACCACTACCCGTGGTCACTGAAGTTCCGCTTACCGTATAGGTAATTGTTGCATCCGTAGAACCCACGTTGGTCAGCAAAGCAAGGTCAGCCACAGTCGTGGTTCCGACCATCGTGTAGATACCGCCCGTAGCAGAGGTGGGGGTAACTGTACCAATGGTGGTGGATCCGTTCTTGATTGTCAGAACAGGGCTTGTGCCGTTGAAAACAACACCATCAATCGCCAGTTGGACGGAGGTAATGTATGAACCTGCGGGCAAAACAGCCAGCGTGGTGGCGGTAGTTGCAGCAAAGGTTGCCGTTACGCTTTGCGTAACAATGGTCGCGCCAGTGTTGCGAACCGTGCCGACAGCGGTTCCGGTGGTTTCTTTAACCGTGCCGAGCAGCCAAGGGCCAAGGTGAGTTGCGAATCCCATGATATATCCTCAGTTGCGGCTTGCTGTCTTGAGGAAAAGTCTGCCAAGTCAGTCAACAAGCCAAGTAGTCTTGGTATTAGGGTTGTACCACAAGTTTTTCTCTTGTGCAAATAAAAAGGGAGCCGAAGCTCCCTTTTTACTACTACCTACGATCAGGTCGAACCGGGGGAGCCAAAGACGCCCAGAGGATCAGACCAGCCGAACGAATAACGCTCGCGGGACTTGTAACGGACGTTGCCCGTATCAAAGTCACCGTCCATCGAGTTCGACAGAGGCATACGCTCGAAGTGCTTCAGACCGTTTGGAACGTCCGTGGTCAGGAACCAGCCGTTCGTGTCGGTCAAGAAGTGGTTAACGGTATAGCCTTCTGGGATCGAACCGTTGTTCTTCAGCGCGTTGATATCGTTGTCGGTAGTGCCAACACGGAGGCTGGTTTCCAACAGACGGGTAGCAACGAACATCAGAGCGGGAGGGATCACCAGCTTGCGTGGCTTGGCAGCAATCAGCAGACCACGCTCATCGGTCCATGCAGCGATTTGAATCACAGCATTTTCCAGCGAGGTTTCGTTCAGGTCAGCATTGGTCGAAGGACGATTGCTGTTGGTAGAACCCGACACCAGAGGGTGAGAAGTACTAAACAGCGGTTGACCATCACCACCAATAAAGCCAGCGCTGAAGCCGTTGTTCAGAACAGCAGCAGCCTTAACTTGCTTGGTGTAAGCCATAGCGCGAGCAAGAGCCTTGGTATAACGAGCCGACAGGCTGTCATACAGGTTATCTTCCACAGCTTCTTCCGTGATGGAGAAGCCCAGAGCGATGGTTTCGTGGTTGTAACGAGCGGTGAAAGCTTCCTGTCCGTTGTCGTACTGGATTGCTTGACCTTCGTTCTTCACCGGAGCGGCAGAGAAGCCAGACAGCTTGGTCTCTTCTTCAAAGGAACGCTCGGATTTTTCAACCGTATACAGTTCCTTGTGTTCCTCGCCGTAGCGAGCATACTCAAGACCAAACAGGGCATTGAGACCGGGGAGCAACTCTTTGAGTAGCTGGGCACGTGAAATAGCCATTTTATGTTACTCCTTAGATTGCAACTGGGTTGGTATAGGCATGGTAGCCGAAGTTCCACTTAAGCAGAACTTCTGGGTAGCCAACGAAGTTGAAGGTAGCTGCCGTCAGCGACGAGGTAGAAGCCGCAGACAACGTAACCGACGTACCCGACACCGCAGTGATATACGTATTAGCTGCGATGCCCGAACCTGTCACGATCATGCCCGGAAGGATCAGGGCGTTAGACGCAGCCAAGGTCATCGTGGTGCTGGTAGCCGTGTTAGCGATAGCACTCAGTGCAACCACAGTGTCTGGAACCAGACCGACGCAGCGGTACGGAGTAGTCGTCGTGACACGGGCGCTAGAAGCACCAGAGACCACAAGCACGTTCGAGTTACCAGCCAGATTGCTCTGAACGCCAGTATTTTGCAAGGTCGTGAGGATCGAGGTGAAATTCGTACCGACCATCAGCGGATTCGCGTAAGCGTTCAGCGTCAGGACAGCAGAAGCAGCACCGGGGTTAGCACCAACAGCAGCTTTGAAGACCGTGTCGTAGTCATCGCAGACATACGCAACAGCGTCAATAGCAACCGTCGAAGCAGCCCACGACTGATAGCGGTTCTTGCCGTACAGCGGGCCAGAGCCGACGATGGTAGCAGTGCTACCGGGGGTGTATTCGCAGCCGAGGAAGATACCGAGCGTACCGCCCGTTTCCGTCGCAGAAGCGTTGTATGCCAGACCGGACGTAATCAGCGTGCCAGTGGTGGTGAACTTGACTGGGTCGCCGTAGTACAGCGAAGTACCGTAGCCAGAGGCGATAGGGATCATACGGGTAGAACCCGAGAATACCTGACCTCCGATCAAATTCTGCGGGAGTAGCCCGTAAGGGCCAGAGATCGTTGGATAAGCCATTTAAGACTCCTTATTTAGTACCTGAACCAAAACCCGCACCGCGAGTCACTGCTGACTTGCGTTCCGCAAACAGCGGCATACGGGGATCATTTTGACGAAGGAAATTGTTATCAACAGCTTCTGATTGTGCTTTATTTGCGTTGTCATAGTATTCAGACATCGCAGCAAGTTTAGCTTCGGGCATCTTACACAGCATCAGGCCACCAATCTCAACATTACCAGACGTAGAACCGGAGATCATCAACTCAGGATGGTCTTCAGCCTTGACTGGTTCCCAGCCATCACGCCGTTTGCGTGAGACATTGGTTGGATCAGCTTGACCAAGAACGTGCGTTGCAATCCAGCGGAAAGCCCATCCGGGCTCTGGAGTTGGATCGGGCAAGGCGCTCGAAGGTTTGTACACGTAGCGCGTTTGTTTTTCGCGGGTCTCAAGTTCACGGGGGGTGCGAGTTTCAGCCATTTTGTTTCTCCAATTTAGCGACTTCGATAGCGTACTGTTGAGGGGTCAGACCGTATTTCTTTGCTAAAGCAATTTGCGTAGTAGTAAGAGTTACCTTCTTTGGACCCGTCGAACGTGTTGCAGATGCGACTACCGATGCTGGCTTGGAAGACTTACCCTTTCCGAACACCTCAGGGAAAGTCGAGTGCAACCTCGAATCAATCTTGCTGAAATACTCATCGCTGGTTGGGTCCACGCCCGTGTTCACTAGCTTTTGATGCAGCCCTAGTGAGAAGCTGGTAAGTTCCTCGTATCCCGGACTTCCAAACCACTGGTTTTTGTGCAGCCAGCGCTGAGTCTTTTGATCTGGTTGAGTCGGTTGGGATACCGATTGACGAGGTTGTACCTCAGTTTCGTCTATTTGTAAAGCGGCTGGATTGAATTTCTTCGCTTCTTCCAGTTTCCACTTTGCATCAGTAAGTGCTTCTTGGGCTGCAATGATAGCGTCAGTATCGAAAGCTTCTTGTGCTTCCTTGTACTGTTTACGGGCCATTGCCAACTCAGCTTCTGCCGCCGACTTGATAGTCGAGACGTAATGCTGCGTGCCGTCATTCACATACCGCTTGAGATTCTTGTTCTCATCAATGAGATGCTGTGCAAGCTTTTCAAGCTCCTCACGTTCACGTTGAACTGATTCCTTAGCCCGACGCTCATCATGTCGCGCATGAGTCAACTCCTTGATACGGTTCTTGACCTTATCCGAGTAGTTTTCAATTTCTTCATCCGTAGGATCTTCGACTTCCCGATCAAGGGGCTTGCGGCCACGGTCTTGTTCAGGCGTGTCGTCAACGATCTCTACTTCTACCTCTGGCGATTCGTTAGTAATAACAACTTCGTTGTCATCCTGCTCATCAGGAAACTTGTATGGCTCCATATTTACTCCTTATGCGGGAAAGAACTTCCCGTTGTGTCTATTAGACTTTGATCGATTCCACAAAGCGGGGACTACTTGCAGATTGTCGTAAGAAGATGCTCCTCCACGACTGACAGGGACTATGTGGTCCACGTGCCATTCTGCAAAATAGGCTGTGCTACGCAAACGTGCAAGTGCTACGGCCTCTTTCAAAACAAACGCGCTTAGTTCGTCAAGTGCTTTTTCGTTTGACCTTCGCATTAACTGATACCTAAGTCTTGCCTGTTTTCTAGCCTCGGACAGCGGCACACTCGCGCGTTTTTGTTCTACAACAGCACGGCCACCAGAGGCGACAAAGGCTGCGTCTTCTCGCTTTTTACACGCCTTGCCCTTATCGGAGGCGTAGTATTTGCGTTTAGCCGCTTGATAAGCTTCCGGATGGCGTTCCCGCCAACGCTTTGCATTAGCGGCGTCCCTTACTCGTTTTTCTTCGGGGGTCATGCTCGGCTTATCCCTCTAGGATCTTCCACGATACCTTCCACCTGATCGTCATTGATCATGCGGAACTCTTTGCCGTACACCTTGAATCGCGTACCTGAATAAGCGCGGACAAGCACGAAGTCACCTTGTTTACACCAAGGCGTCTCACCGAACTTGTCTTGATCTTGGTAGGCTTGCGGACCCATCTTCACGACAAACAGTACTGTGGTGGCGTGTTCCTCTTGCCGCAGTGAAGCGGTAGCCTTGACCAGATCGAGGTCAGTGCCCTCAAGTTTGTCAGAGACATCAGGGACCATGCACAGGATGCGCCAACCAGACGGTTCTGGTAGCGACTTACCCCTCTCTTCAATAGGAATGTGCTCTTCTGGAGTTTCAAGCGGTCTGATTTGGGGCGGCAAGACGAGGCCGGGAGGCAGAATGAGGTCACTCATCGGATTGTTCAACTTTCTTGGCAAGGGCTATTAGGTAAGACTCTGCAAGGGCCAGCCCTTGAATCACCCCGCAGAGTTTTTGATACTCCTCAAACGACTTGCAAATACCCGTTGCGATGTCGTCCGTGTAGTTGTTCATGTCCGTGCGTATTTGGTCGCGCAATACACGTGCGAAGTCGTGGATCATGATTTACCTTGTGGTTTGTTTGCCTGTGAGCGAGCTTGTGCTGCGGCCTGAGCCTTACTTCTAGCGATGTCGATACCCATGCGTGTGCCGTCACGCTCTTGATCTGCTGCCAGACGCGCTTGCTCATGGCTAGTCTTCATCTGTGCTTGCATGGCGTTAAGCTGAATAGTTCCCTCGGCTTGCATCCGCTTGATCTCAATCTCATCGGCTCTAGCTGCTGCATCCGTCTGAAGCTTCTTTTCCTTGATCTGCATTTCTTGTGCTTTGATCTGCACTTCTTGCTGACGGATCTGAAGTTCTTGCTGCTGCATCTGCACAATCGGGTCTTGCTGGGCCTGTTGAGCTTGCTGCTGTGCTTGCTCTTGTTTATGTTGTTGCAGCACTTGCTGTGCGGCCTGTGCCATTGCGCTAGACAACATATTCTGCATTTCTGCTGGAATCTTCGGGCCGTTTTCGTCGTCTACATCTTCCGGTGGCAGTGGCATACCCATTTGCTGCTCGATCTGCATCCGGTACGCATAAGCAGCGTGTTCAGCGATGTGAGCCATGCCCGCAGCCATCATCTCCTGCGCTTTCGGGTTCTGCCCCACGACAGCCATGATCTTTGGATCTTGGGTCATCGACATATGCACTTGGATATGCGACTCATGGTCTTGGAAGATGAACGCCTTGAGTGGCTTGCTCTTCAGGATGTCCATGTTCTCCGTGACCGGATCTTTTGGCTTCATGTCATCAGGGAGTGGGACGAGCTTTTCAGCGTTCTTGATCCCCAAGACATCCAACATGGCACGGTGTAGTTGTGGGAGGTCATAGATCTCCGGGGCCATCTGAGCCATCTGGATCACAGCCTGATACTGCACCACACGCTGAGACATAGTTGCAGCGTTAGGATCACTGACCGGGATGATATCTACATGGGAGTAGTCATCTTTCTTGGCCTTCTCAGTATTGTTCCCCGGCTCATAGTCGTAGTCTTCATCCGTGTAGTCACGGATGATCGCCGCCAGAAGCTGCAACTCTTGCTTGAATGAGTAGTGAACCCGCGCCTGAACCGCCGTCATCACCTTGAGTTGGCGCTCAAGAATAGCCAGCGTGGAGCCGACAGGAGAGTTAGCCGACATATCACTGACCTGCATATCAGCAGTAGCAGCGAAGCGGCGTCCCTCCTCAACAATCTTGTCCAGCAGCCCCGCCAGAACCGACGAAGGCTCCTTGTAAGGAAGAGGGAGAATGTTGTCGCGCAGAGCGCCAGAGCCAATGTCTACGTCGCGGAACTCTCCGGGTGCGATTGGCGTGTCGTCGCCTTTGATCCGCAGTCCTCTAGACTTAAGCCCTCCGGGTAGGTTAGACAGCGTTCCTGCGTCAACCAACTGTCGCATAAGGCTAGTAGCTGACTTCGCATATCCTCCGATGAGATGGAATAGGCCAAAGCCATACGCGCCAAAACCGGGGATGTACTGATAATGTACGAAGTGCTGACGTTTGAGCTTGAGGTCGTCGTCCTCTTTCCAGTTCCGCCTAATAGCAAGGACTTCATTGGATCCCTTGATTAAAGTGACTACATACGGAAGGTGAATGCCTGTCTTCTTACCCTTCTCATCCTTGTCCTCGAAACCTTCCAGATCGAGATCTACATGGCACTCATAAATAGTCAAGCGATCATCATTGATGTCGCTAAATCCTGTTTCCTTGTCCTTTGCTTTCTGAATGTCGTCAGACATCTTCAGCGGATCAGGGAGATCAATGTCGCGGTAGAAGCCAGCTTGTTGCAGCTTCACAACCTCATTCTCGGTTTTCCGCATTACGTGCGTCAGCCGATAGCAAGTGTCAAGGTTAGACGTTCCATATGGCAGAAGTATGTCTTCTGCGGGAATAAAGATCGAAACCTGACGCCCCAGTGATGGGTCGTAGTAGACCTTCTTGAACGCAGAACCCGTGGCCGGGAGGCTCCACAGCATCCGCTCGTGTTCTGGCCTGAACTCCCGCATGACTTCGGTAAGTTCATAGTTCATGTCATCCTCGACACGAACAGCGGCTTCTTTCTTCTCTGGCGTCTCCTTGCCGAGAATCTTTGTGCGTACTGGCCCTGATGCGGGGAAAGTCTCGGTGATGGTCTCTGACTGGAACCGGATCACTGCCTCAGTGATCATGGGGTGGAACACGCCACAAGCACCATTCCAAGGTTCTGTACGTTCCTCGTATTGCAAACCTAGCAGTTTCAGACCCTCGGTGTAGGCTTTTTCCCAGTCTTTGCGTGAACCTTTGTCGTTATCGATGTCTCCCGCAAGGTCACCAGCCAGCGAATCGAGGTACTTTTGCTCAAGTTCATCGGCCAGATTGATGTTGAAATCATCCGTTTCGTCAGCTTTTTCGATAGAAAGATCCATATCCCCAGCGTGAATGTTCACCGCCTCAGGGTCAACAATCTCAATTTCGATGGGATCTTGCCCCGCACCCAACGCATCCAGCCCCATTGGAGCCTGATATAGCCCCTTGTCGATGTTCGTAGCCATGTCAGTCCTTAAAGATTGTGGGTGCAAAGCGTAGAGCAGAGTTCTTTGAACGTCAGCGAACGGTCTTTGTCAAAAAACTCCAAGGTCAGCAAGTACCTTGGTTTTGTAAAATTGTAGACGGTGTGTGGTATTTGCGTATTAAATGCGTAATACGTGTGCTGGAGGTACGGCAGTTCAATGAAGGGGAACGCAACATCTTCAGTAGAGCCTTTGAACATACAGCGGCTATCCCCGCCGTCTTCCAGCAGCATATTGATACCGACTTGTCGTACGGTGTCGGTGTGCCAGTTGTAGCAAGTGTTCTCGGGCATACGGGCGATTGCACCTAGCAGCCTGTATTTGGACATCAAAAACTGCAACACAGGATCCTGCTCCATCAGTTCTGGCGGCACAGGGGCAACGTCAAAGTTATAGTACTTATGCCACTCCTTGGCGGTGTGCGCGATCTCCAGCAACGGCTTTGTCAGCGTTGAGGATATGGCAATGGGCCAAAAGCAGTCTGTTGGGTGTGTACGCATTAACGCCTCTTCAAAGTCGCAGCGTTTGTCTTGGGGTTGTACTTGAACGCAGTGGGTTTCTTACCCGTGCGCGTACTGGCTCTGTCCAGAGCACGCTCTTCAGCGGTCATGGCATCGCGCTTCTTGCCAGCAGCGGTGAGATTGCCTTTGGCATCTACGTGCCCACGCTTTTGCAAGACCTCAAGCGCCGTCTCCCGTGAGCCGATCTGAGCCGCCAAGCGGTCAATCAACTGATGTCGGCCCATGAATTTCTGCGTGGTCATATCGGTAGTCAATAGTATGCGGCTTGTCTGCGCCTAAAGAATTTCGGTTCGTCTTTTTCGTCTGAGTCCAGTGGAACAAGCCCACCTTGGCGAAAGCGCAGGAGTGCTTGGGTGGCAGTATCGACGTAGTCGTCGTGTTCGCCAACGGGAAAAGACGCTATTTCCTCGATAACCTCGCGTGCCCAGCGTGTATCAGGAGCCCAGACTTTACCCGAAGTGAACAGATCGGATACGGCGTTCATACGAACCATCTTATCGTTGCCCCGGCTAGGCGAGAACTCACTGACCGGAACCCCGATACTGCGTAGCTCTTGTATTAGTGGTGCGCCAGCGGCTTTCTTTTCAATCAAACAAGCGTCAGGTTCCCATTCCTTGTAGTGCTTTAGGGCAACTTGCTTCAATTCAGGAAACGCCATGCGATCTTTGAACGCATCGAGCAGGATGATCTGCGGAGCGTTATTTTCTTCCTCGTTGTAGAACACACCCCACGTTGTGCAGGCGGAATAGTCCGAGGTTGTCTTGGTCTCGAACGCCGTATCCCACGACTGAATGACGTATTCGCACTTGGGCGGGTCTTCCCCGGGCCATATGCGCCAGAACTTCCGGGAAATGATGGCAGAGGTGTCGCTGGTGGGCTGCTGCATATACTGGGCGTTCCAGTATCGCGGGTCCATGTTGGCTTTTTTGTTCTTAAGCTGGTCGAGCGGCCATTGTTCAGGCCACAGCGACTTCTCCTCTGGGGTATCTTCGTCCAGAATGGCGGGAAGCTCGACAATCTCCCACTGATCGGCGTTGGGGTTCTTGGTCTGGTAGTCGATCAAGCGCCCAGTCAGGTCAAGCAGCGACCAGCGCGTCATGATGACAATGATTGCCCCTCCGGGCATCAGTCGTTGGAGCGGTCCCGTCTGAAACCACGACCATGCCGTATCAAAAGCCAGACGCGAGTTAGCCTTAACGTCCTGCTCCGAATGCGGATCGTCGATGACAAATAGGTCAGCACCTCGGCCAGCGAGAGCGCCACCAACGCCAGCAGCATAATACTGGCCCCCAGCAGCAGTTGACCACTTACCAGCAGCCTTCTGGTCATCAGCGACAATTGTCTGAGGAAAGATCTCATGATACTCGTCCCCATCGATGAGGTTTCGGATGCGTCGGCCATAGTCTTCTGACAGGGACGCGGTGTGCGTGCCCATGATGATCTTCTTATCTGGGTATTTTCCTAGAAAGTAGGCAGGGAAAAGGTAGGAAGAGAACTCAGACTTACCCATACGCGGCGCGATGTTGATGATCACGCGCTTTTTCTTACCCTCAATCACATCGGTGAAGATCTTGGCGAGCTTCTTGTGGTGAGCGCCGATCTTGAACCCCGGGTATACAGCCGAGGCAAACCCCAGCATGGAGTGCTTGGCCGCAGTAAGTCGTGCGCGAGTCTCACGAATCTCCAAGTCCTCGAACAACTCCATCTTGTCTTTGAGCGACATGGAGGGGAGCGCTTTCATCAGCGCTTCAAGTTCCCGCTTACTAAGGGTAGTAAGAGAACTGAGGTTCATGCGGCAGAGATCGAGTCTGGCGTGCTGTCTTCGGGGGCTTCTTCAATATCGATCACATCCACAACCTGCATGAACTTGTTGAGCTTGTCTTTAATGCGCTGCTCAAGTTCGTTGTCGGACATCTCAGCCTTTTTAATTTCAATCTTCTCAGTGAACAAGCCCACCTCGGTAACCTTGCCTAGCATCTCCAGCGCCTTGAGCCTGATACGAGCGTCGGGGTGATTGGTCTCTTCAATGATCTTGGCGACGGCCATGCCGCGCATACCCTTGGCCTGCTCGATGAATTCCCAGTCGTAGGCTGAAAGCATGGTTACCAGATGCCTCACGGCTTCTGGCGTTTTCAACTGGGTGAGCGCGGTCTTTGTTTGATCTGCCGGGGAGACGGTTGCTAGTGCTGTGAAGACTTTACGCGCCGCGTTGGCTTGCGCTTCTTCTAGTACCTTCTGGTCATCTTCAACGCCCATCGACTCCAACCAAGCAGTTGTATTGACTTGTGCGTTGAGCATCGCGTCGGGCGTGGCCTTATCCAAAGGAAGCACGGGTTTGCGTGCGACGTCGGAAATGGGCGGATTAAAGTCTACTAAGTGTTCAAGCATATGCGTAGGGTATTGCACCTCGTTTGGGGCGAGTGTATAGTTAAATCTGTAGTGCTGCAAGCGCAGTGGCTTCCAGCCATTGCGATTCGCATTGCTCTCCCCTTGGTCTCACGACCTTCTGCCCGCGTATGCGGGCATTTTTTTGGGTTGGTGTGTCTAGTGTTAGACAAAAGAGGGCTAGATTTTTTATAATATACCCCCGGGGGGCCGTATTTTTTATAGTTTGACAAGAAATAGTATGTGCGGGTGAGGAATAGTGTTCACGTAGCATCGTCGTCGGGTCACCGAAAAGGGGATGTGGGGGGTATCTGGGGGTCGCCATCGGGTATCTCACGGGCTAAAACCGAGTATCTGCTAGGTGCTGGGCAGGGTATCGACCCCGATCAGGAAGGGGGTTTTCTACAATGAAATTGTCTCTGGTGCATAGGGCATCGGAGGCAGCAAACCAAATGAGGACAGAGTGTCCTCGAATCAACGGGCTAAGCCCAGAGGAAAACGAAATGACCAAGATCAACACCACCGCCGCATTCTCCGCCCTCGACGCATTCGCTCTGGCAGGCGACACGGCACGCACCACGTTGTGCGTGTCGCTCATCGCCGCAGGCATCGTGACCCGAGAGGATGCATTGCCCGTCGTCACCGCGTGGGCCGCAGAGCGCTGCGATTGCCCGCTCGTTGACGGGCAAAAGCGGATGAAGGGCCAGATGGTTTTCGACGCTACGTCGCCGAACTATTCCAACGCCCAGAAGACCCGTGGCCGCGTCCTCGACGCATTCGCGCCAACCGAGGCCCGCGTCGAGCGTCAGGAGGCCGCAGCAGAGGCCGAGGCCAAGGCCACCAAGGCCAAGGCCACCAAGGCCGAGAAAGCCGCTCACGCGGCCTTGCAGGAGGCTCGCAAGGCCGTCGCCGAGGCCGAGGCCGCATTCTTGGCTGCGTGCGGTGGCAACAAGCCCCGTGCGAAGGCTCTCGACAAGGCTCTGTCTGCCTGAGCGTCTCGGTCTGTCCCTATTTAATCCCCTGTCAATCGCGGAGCGTGGGTCAGACATCGGGGGTCTGACCCTATTTAATTCGAGGACACGCTGTCCTCGAATCCCCTGTCAATCGTGGCAGGGGAAAACCATTCGAGGACACTTTGTCCTCGAATCAACTGGGAGAATGAGATGAGCAAAAGAGTCTTTCGTGTAGTGTCCGTCCTCAACTACGAGGATCTGAACAAGTGCTTCACGTGGCGTGGCGGGCTGCAAAAGAATGCCAAGACTGTGCGGCACACCAGCCTGCGCTCGGCCTTGGAAGAGGCACGATGGGCTGCGTCTCATGAGTACACGGCGTTCGTCGTGCGGCGCAATGCTCGTGGCTGGGAAGAAGTCGCCTATTGCCCGCCCTTGGCTCGTTGAGCGTAGCCCCTTGGCCCCTGCTCGGGGTCTTGGGGGTGCGTTTGCACCATTCGAGGACAGAGTGTCCTCGAATCAACCTAAAGGAAATGACATGGCTACCACCATAAAAGAGATCCGCGACACAGTCGCCAGCATGGCCGTTGAATTCGACGCGCCCTTCCGTTTCGATGAGGGCAACACCACGTGCGGCATCACGTGGAAACTCAACTTCAACGAGATGGGGCGCGACATCCTTGTCGCGAAAACCAAGACCGCGTTCCTGCACGACATCCAGACCTACCGAGAGGGCTTGCGCGACGGGCGCAAGTGGTGGGATCGCGGCTGATGTGAAGCAAACCATTCGAGGACAGAGTGTCCTCGAATGGTAGGTTAGTGATCACTAACCCCATAATCTTCAAATTTTGAAGGTATCCGGGCGTATCCAATCTTTTGCACGCTCGCCACCCCGCCAGACACGCGCAGAGCGAGCATTCATGCGGCTCCCAGCGTTTTCGGACAGACCTCTCTATATATATATATTTATTAAAGAATAGATAGATAGATGTGTTTGTGTGTCCACCCTTTTGCCCGCGCTTTGATTGTTGCTCATCCTTTGTCTTTGTTCCTTAGGGGTGTTAGTATTTGTTTTCAGATGGATACGTAGGTGCAAAATCGCGCAGAGCAAGCATTGGCGCGGGCTCCAGCCTGTCCAGCGTGGTGGCGGCGCGGAATAGCGAACGGATACCTTGGATACTTGAAGATTAAGATCCTTACAGACTAGATCACTTGGTCTGTTTCGTGTACATTCGAGGACACTCTGTCCTCGAATCGTTGAGCGTGGCGTGAGGGGCGTGCGCTCAACTTCCTCTGTTTCCCCTTGTTTTGGAGAGTGTGATGAGTAAAAACGAAGTGTTGGGCTACGTGGTCTACGAAGGCCCGAGCGCTGTGGATGGCGCTCCGATTGTGGTGATCGTCAACAAAATCGAGGGCGATAGCGAGAACGACAAGACGGGCGGTCTCGTGCAGACCTTCATCATCCGTAGCGACATCCCTCCTTACGATGCGCTCAAGAGCGGGGATGACGCCTCGGTGTGCGGTGACTGCAAGCATCGCCCTGTCCTTGCCGAAGAGAGCGGCGATCCGCCGTGCTACGTCAACGTGCTGTGGTCTGTGCGTGCCGTGTACGACGCCTACAAGCGTGGCCGCTACACCAAGGTCACCCCGGCACAAGCAGGACGCCTACTCAAGGGCAAGCGCATCCGCCTCGGAACCTACGGGGATCCGGGCGCTGCACCGCTCAAGATGTGGCAAGCCCTGATCGCCTTCGCCGATGGGCACACGGGCTACACCCACCTGTGGCAGCGCTGGACGCACCACGCCACACGCAAGGCATGGCAGAAGTTGGTCATGGCAAGCGTGGACAGCGTCGGTGAGTACCTCATCGCCAAGTCTCTGGGATGGCGCACATTCAGGGTGGCTACGGACTGGTACAAGATCGACAACGAGATCCGCTGCCCTGCATCGAAGGAGGCGGGCAACAAGACCACCTGTGCAGAGTGCATCCTGTGCGGCGGGACTACCACCCAGACCGAGAAGGACATCCTGATCATCGACCACGCTAGGGGTTTCGGCAAGCGCGTGATCCCGATACTGGCTGCTGTCGCAGCGTAATCAGTCACCAACCATTCGAGGACATTGTGTCCTCGAATCAACCCAGAGGAGAGAGAAGATGAGTTTGAAACGTCTACACACATTCGCAACGCTTACTACTGATGCGCTGACCACGAAGGTATTCAAAGATACCGAATGGGGCGAGTATGTCGTCAGGCTATACCGCAACGGCATCGAGCAGGTAATGGCTAGTTACCATACCATCGACGAAGAAGACGCAGTATCTACTGCATGGGCAATGATTAACCAAGGAGAGAAAGTATGAAGAACTACATAGTGTGGGACGTACTGACCCGCGACTGGTGGGACGGCAACGAATTCAGCAGCAAGCCACCGCTCGTGGTCGATGCGTCAACGCTGGCGGCACTACGTCAGACCTACAAGGGACGCAAGACCCTGCTTGAGACCGAGGTGGTGTCGTTGCCGACCATCACCGAGGAAGAGTTCGAGCGACAGAAGGCAGAGAAAGAACCCACGCCCTTCATGCCGTGGATACGCAAGTCGAAGCAACGCACCGACTGCTATTGATAGACCGCCGCCAGTCGGTCACTGGCAACCAACCTAACGGGCAACGCCCAAGGAGAAACTGAAATGGCTAAGGCACAAACTTTCGCGCAGCGCGTCAAGGCTGACACCACCACCAACGCAGGGATCCGCCACATGATGGTGATCCGTAGCGACAACATCGCCCACCCCGAGGTGAAGCGTGTGTTCAACGCGATCCCTGCCGCGTATAAGCGGGAACGCAACTGGTGCAACAAGGCGATGGACTACGTCGGCCCCAACCAGAAGATCTACGTGGACGCGAGCCAGCACTCATCCATCGTGAGTATCTACATCACGATCTACGATCTGGACGACCTGAAGACGGACAAGCGGCTGTCGCGCTTGCTCACCACCTTCCTCACGCCCGAGTGGGTGGCTATGCCCACGACGGACAACGCTGGCTCCGAACGCTATCGTGGGCGTACGTACACGTTCAACAAGACGACGCCTATCCACACCAAGGAGACGCACCCATCAGTCAAGTGGCTGCGTAAGAACGACAAGCAGTCATGGGATCTCGACGACCACATGAAGAAACCTCTGACCATCCGCGTATCGGTGAGCGGCTACGTCAAGGAGGACAACACCACGTGCCGCATCGAGACGGTGGAGGTGCGCGAAGAGGTCATCAAGACCGAGGTCAAGCGGCTGGTCTGCGCCTGACGGGTGACGGACGATTCGAGGACATAGTGTCCTCGAATCAATCAACAACAGGAGAAAGCAATGAAGTTTGAGATCGTAATCAGAGCGGTAGTAACCAAGGTCGCCGTCATCGAGTCGGACGACAGAGAGACCGCAATCGGCATCGCAATGGACGAGTTCACCACCGAGCACGACCCATACGACGATGAGAAGTACGAGCAGGACGTTATCAGCATCAAGGAGATGAAATGAAAGACAGAAACAAAACATGGGGGCATCCGATGGACTGGGTGCTGTTCGTGGGGTTCGTAGCGGTAGTCATCGCTGCGTGTATGGGTTGGATTTAACTAGGAGAACTGAAATGAAGATGTATGAACTGATCAAGCCCGGAGCACGGGTCACGGTGTTCTGTGACCCAATAACTTGCGAACGTCTGGAGGGCATAGCCAAAGTCACCTCGGTGCTGCGCGTCGAGCCTTGGCAAGATGTCCACGGACGCAACATCGTGCGCTGCAACGTGCGCTTTCCGAAAGAACGTCACGGTCTCGTGCGTGACGTTTCCACACTAGCCCCCGCATAAGGAGAACTGAAATGCTTGTCGAACTCAACGATGACGAACTAGCGCTGATCAGCAGCGGATTGATGCAGTACGACCTTGCCCTAGCGCAGTGGCACAAGGCCAGCACCGAGGCCGACGAGGCCAAGCGGCTGGATGCGCTGATCGACAGGTCGATGGATCTGCGGCGCAAGTTGTGGAAGATCCGCCAGACGGCCAAGGCCACGCTGGTCTGATTCCCACACCTGTGGGAGCGTGTATAATGTTAGACACCGCAGCCAGTCGGTCACTGGCACAACCCAAGGAGAAATCAAATGCGGTACTACATCGGAACAGTCGCCAACTTCTTTAACGAAAGGGAATTCCACACGCCTGTTAGGTTCTGCACCACAGGCGAGCCATACGACGCGCTCCACGCCATAGCGAAAACATTCTGGGGTAAGTCAGCCACCCCCACGAACAGCATCTACAGCGATGAGGCGTGGGACTTCGGAGACATCATCGTCGCAGGAGAAATTCATCTGGAGGTAACCAAGGAGGAGTTCGACAAGATGTTCATCTTCCCGCACCTCGGAGAAACAGTTTAAGCAATAAGAGGACAGTCTGTCCCCGAATCCGCCGCCAGTCGGTCTACTGGCACTTTGTTATTACCTTTGGAGAAATGAATCATGAACGCAAACACTAACATCAACGTCCTCGGCGGCATCCTCGATGCCATGCTCGCTAACTTGGTCGAGACCATCGACAAGCGTGTCGAGGCCAAGGTGTTCACCCTGACCGAGCGCATCATGGCGCTGGAGATCGACAACGCCGCGTTGCAGATCTTGTTGACCAACTCCAAGGACGCCACGCCTGTCGTCCGCCCCACGGACGATGTGATCCTGCGTCTCGACAAGTTGGAAGAGCGCCTGTCTGGTGAGCAGCCTGACACCAAGTTCAGCCTGTCCATTCTGGACTGCGAGGAGTTCCGCGCAGCGGTGATCAAGATCGTCAACACCCATACGATGGGCGACGAGTTCCTCAACCCACTCATCGACGCGCTCATCGACTGCGATACCTTCAATGACAAGGTCAAGGAGATTGCATCAGGCGAAGTGGGGTCGTCAATCGAGGACGCGATGTCCGACCACTGCTCTGACTACGAGCACGACGACATCCACGAGACGGGCGACCACGAGGTCGATGAAGATGCGGTGAAAGACATCATCAAGGAGGTGCTCAACAACTCCACCATCAGCATCAAGATCTAAGTGACAACCCTGCTCCCACACCTGTGGGAGCGTGTATAATGTTAGACACCGCCGCCAGTCGGACACTGGCAACTTAACGGGCAACGCCCAAGGAGATAGAAATGGCTCACCAAATCGCATTCAACAGCAACGGAACCGCTCAATACGCCAGCACGGAGCGTGAGTGGCATGGCCTCGGTCAGTTGATGACTCGCGGCGCACTTGTCGAGGAGTGGCAGCAGGCTTCGGGGATGCTGTACGAAGTGCAGCGCGGCTTCGTTCGCTTCGCTACCGCGCACGGTCAGGCGGCAGAGGACATGGGCAAGATCGACGACAAGGTCGTCCTGTTCCGCTCGGATACCAAGCAGCACCTCGGTGTTGTGTCGGACAGTTACAAGGTCGTGCAGCCCAAGGAAGTGCTTGAGTTCTTCCGCGATTGGGCGGATCAGGGTGGCCTGACCATCGAGTCGGCTGGCGTGCTGTTCGGAGGCAAGCGCTACTTCGCCACCGCCAAGTTGGGCGAGGGTGTGGATCTGGGCGGCAAGCACAAGGACAAGGTCGTGCCTTACGCCTTGCTCTCTACGTCGGCGGATGGCAGTCTCGCCACCGAGTGCCGCTGGACTACGGTTCGCACGGTGTGCAACAACACGCTGACGATGGCGCGTAACTCGGCGGCTTGCCACCGCACCACCCACCGCTCGAAATTCCAGCCCAACGAGGCTCGCAAGAGTGTCGAGGCAGCGAACGCCGAGTTCGGTGCGTTCATGGAGATGGCGCGTGACCTCGCCATGATCAAGGTCAACGCCGAGAAGGCGCAAGACCTGACGCTTCGCCTGTTCAAGGCGGGCAAGAAGGACGACGACGCAATCCGTGCGTCGGCTGGGTACAACCGCGTGTTGGGCCTGTTCGGTGGCGACGGCAAGGGATCGCTGCTCGACACCGCGTTCGAGACGGGCTGGGGATGGTTGAATGCCGTGACGGAAAATTTTGACCAGCACGTTCGGTCTCAGTCAGAAGAGAACCGAATCGCCTCAGCCCTCTGGGGCCAAGGTGACGACATGAAGCAGAAGGCGCTGGAGTTGGTTACTGCCCTGCTGTAAGCGCAGCATAGAACGACGCCACTTGTTGCAGTTCCTCGATGGTGGCGTCGGTTTTTATACGGTTGGCTTTGCGGGATACGACCAGCACGTTGCCCCTCACGTATCCAAGACTGGGCACGATCCGGTCTAGTTCGGGAGAGGCATCACTAGCCAGCTCTTTCGCAACGCGCAGGGGGATACCCAGCACAGGGCAAGTCACGGGGATCACTACATCTGCCGCAACCAAAGCGAACGCTAATCCCTTGGCCTTTGCCCTGCTCCTCGCACGCACAAGCATATGCACTACAGGACGGACTTGCCGTGACTCCCGCATCCGCTCTGCCATGTAGGCGTTGTTCTTTTGGCGTAAAGCAGGGTCGGCTTGTATCGCTTCGCGGCGCTTCTTATCGTGGCGCTTTACCTGTTCTCGTCTGCGGGCAAACGACTCGGCGCTTACCCAGTGCTCAAGCCTTCCTGCCGCGCCCTTTCGGTATCCCCGAAAAACCAAACCGTCCTCACGGACATCACCAACTTTATACATACAACCTCTGGGGCACAGTTAACACTACACTATGCTAACATAGCCCCACTAACTGGAGAACTGAGATGGAAAAGAAAGACGACGACAAGCGCATCCGCAACATGATGTATCTCATCCAAGAAGAAGAGATGAAACTGTTGGCCGAGGGGGTGCGCCAGCGTGCCATCGAGAACTCGGCGTGGGCACGGGTCAGGGATCTGATGGTGCGCCTCGATGTGAAACCACCAAAGAAGGGGAAGAAATGACTGGCTCATGGCTCGACTGCCCAGACCCACCTGACTCAGACCCAGCGTGGGAGTACACCGACGCTGACGAGGAAGCGGAGTGGCTCGAAGAGATGGAGCGCGAAGAGGCGCGACTCGCAGAGGAAGAGGAGGAGCGCCTAGCAAAAGAGGAGGACGAGCGCCTAGCAAAAGAGGAAGCGGGGGAACCCCCCGACTCAACGGGTGACGCATGAAAAAAGCCAAGTACATGGATCTCACGCCCAACGAGATCAACAACAGGCTGGCTAAACGCAAACTGCCCAAGCAAGTGGAGAACCTCATCCGAGATGAGGTTCTCCAGAAGAAGGAACAGCAAAGGGTCAGTAGGCTAAAGAAGGTACAGCACACCAAGCAGTGGCGCGAGGTACTCAACCCTGCCCGCTACGAGCGCAAGACGCTGCACTCGATGATCAAGTACGAACAGGCCAAGCCCGCGCCATGCGAGCAAAGGCTAGAGGCGTATGGGTCGTATCTGCGCGTGGTCGAGAAGGCCATTGGTCAGATCGAGCGCTGCAAACTCATGGGCGGTCTGCTGCCAGCGCAAGCCAGCGAGGAACTACAACTACCAAACAAGGGGAAGCATTGGGTGGACTGGGTTCCACCATCGGTACAGAACAAGATACAAGGAAAGTTCTTGGCGCTGCCTTCAGAGAGACACAGGAAGTACAAGTGCGTGTTCGCACGCATCGCTCCGACTGAAGATACCGCTGAGAACAAGCAACGCTTGCTCCAGCGCACGATGGCAGAACTCCAGCGCGAACAGGCAAAGGTGGAATTCGACCCAACCCCAACCAGAAAGGAACGCATCACGCGAATCAAAACGGTACTGAAGAAGATCGAGGCCATCGAGGACGGGGCAGTTGTGCCAAAGACATGGCACGCGCTCATGCCCCCACTTGAGAAGCCCAAGAAGAAAAAGAAAATCCCCGAAACCAACGTCTAATCATTGACACGTAGACCCGCTGGGTCTATCGTTAAACCTCAAAGGATCGAAATGAAAGTTGACCAATTGGCGCGTGTGCGTCGGCTATTTGACGCTCAAAAAGTTTTTGTCTCCCCAGAAATCAACCGCATCAACCAACGCAAGTGGGTCGCAGCGGTGCGGATGCTGGGTGACAAGTGGCTACTCGCTAACAACGTAGAACGTAAAGGAAACTGAAATGAAAGTAACCATTGCCGAGCGCATCTTTAACGTCGTGCGCGACACCCCGGGACTGACCGAGGAAAACATCCACGAGATTATGTCCGTGGATATCACGTACAAAACATCAACAGGTAAGTCGCTGGTCTATCGGATGCTCCGCGCCAGATTCCTCCGCAAGGATAGGAACGGGCGGTTCCACACGCACATCGAGGCGTACAAGCCGCTGCCCCCGTACAAGGCACGACCCAAGAAGAAGGTTATTGATGCCGTGGCAGAGGCGGCAAAACTTAATCAGACTGCTCAGGCGCAGTACAGGGAGTCGGCAGCGATGAACGCATATCAACACACCTACAGACAGTCTCCCAACGACATCTACAAGAACGTGCCGATACACATCGGCGTTGAGCCTAAGAAAAGTTTCTTCACCAAACTTCGCGAACTGTTCCGTGACTGATGAAGCAGACTACTCAAGGTTTTCCATGCCCCCAGTGCGGGGCATGGACGAGGGTTCTCTCGACAAGGAACGGGAATATGAGACGCCGAGAATGCGCGAACTTGCACCGTTTCGTTACGTTGGAAGCAGTCCTTGGCCCTTCAAATATCAAATCAAAGGAGAGTGATGATGGCATTGATCTGGAGATGCGCGACGCAAGCGGCGAGGGATTCGATGAGGCATAGAGTTCCTATTCAAGAGATTCTTAAGCATACAGTCGTTGGCTGGGAAATACCCGAGGAAGAATCACCCCCTGAAGATCTGACAGCAAAGGAGTTGGCGGTGTGGGTACGCGAGGTTGCTAGGCCATGCGCGTCTTGAGTAAGTTTAGGGAATTTATGCTGTGGAGATAAAGTGATGAAGACTATCGGGTTTACTCGAATATGTTTTGTATGTGATAAGAAGAAGGCTGCGTTAGGTGGCACGTTCAACCCACGCATTAAAGTGTGGAAGTGTGCTGCTTGCTCTGGTAACACTACGAAATGGAATCTGGCAGATTTGTATAAAGAACGCTGGCACAAAGGCCCGCCCCCGAGCATCGGTTGGTGGCCTACGGTGGTAAATACCAGAACGCCATGTCTTGCTGGTTACAGATGGTGGGATGGTGAGTGCTGGTCATGGCCCGCCTTTATGCATGAGTCGGCTGAGAAAGCCTCTCGCTGGGCAGCGAAGAAAGAAGCGATGCAAATGGCAATCGAGTGGGCAGACCGCCCGAAAGATTGGCCTGAGCGAAGCCGCACATGAGCCGCAGCATGAGAACTGCACAAGAGATTCTGGAAGAAAGAGACTCTGTTCAAGAGCAATACGATGCAATTAAATCACAGATAGAGTTTTCAGAAACAGGCCACGGTTTTTACGAAGATGATCCAACTTGGCTACCAAGAGCAAAATCCGCATTGCGGGCGAAGGGTAGTTACATATTAAAACTATGCCATGAGTTAAACAAAGTTAACCAAGCAAACAAACAAGCAAACATTAACAAAGCACTGTCGCAGTCTCAGAATTTTTCAAAGCGTTTTATGCGAAATGCCAAAGTTCTTTTACCGCAAGATGCCTACTTAATGGTGATGCTGGTTACGCAGAAACAACAAGATGAAGCCGAGCATGGGATTGGGGGTGAGCATGAGTGACCAAAAGCCTGTGGCATGGGATGAGCCTGTGGCGTGGATACGCCAACGTGACAACACACTGGCGTTAAGTGATGGCGGAGTTTTTGGTGATGACTGGACGCCTCTTTACTCTGCTGCCCTCGCGCAGCCTAAGTTTCCATCCTACGGTGATACGGTAGAAGAAGGTGCAGTTTATTGGTACGCTGGCAAGGACGGTAAGTATTACAGCAGCAATGACGTTCAGTTGTTTATCGATGCCAAGACTAGAGCGTTATACGAAAACCCACCTCAGTGGCGTTTAGACAAGGGCGACTTGATACCGCTCTACACGCACCCAACCCAGCGCAAACCGCTGACGGAGGCAGAGATCAAAGGAATTTTTGATCTTGGGTTGCAGACGTGGAGGCTAGGCGAGTCAACGTATCAGTTTGCCCGTGCCATTGAACGGGCACACGGTATAGGAGAAAAGTAAAATGGATGACCTACGCAAAGCAGCGCAGAACCTGCTGGACGATTGGGACAATCCGAACAAATACGTTCGGCAAGATAGATATGAAGCCCTTCGCGCTGCCCTCGCGCAGCCTGAGCAGTTGGTAGTTGGCGGCGACGATCTGCCGACTTTGACCAAGTGGACGCCAATGGCCGAATACGCAGCGAAATCTGCTGCTGTACCGGGACGCGCAGAGGCTCTTAAACAGGCGGGATACACGCGCCGTCCACGGCAGTTGCCGGGAGAGGATGAGCAGGGGGGCTGGGAATTGCCGCATCGTAGGGAAATACCACGGGAGGCGTTGAAGCAGCCTGAGCAACAATTAACGCTGACGTTTGACGCGTTTGTAAAACAAATTCGCGACAAGGCAATATACGAAACCATTTACGCAGACACTGAGGGTCGGGATATTTTGGTGATTACGCTGTTAGATGCCTATGTACTGATGCGCCAAACCGACTCACCCCAGCGCAAGCCGCATGGGATAGGAGAAAACAAATGAAACCAGACAGCCCAGCGGAAATCCTTATGCGCTTGTACGCTTGCAAGAGCGATCTGGCAGCAGACGCAGCCGCAGAGATCATCAGACTAAGGCAAGCCCTACGTTGGCAGCAGGACAGAGAGGGTAGGATCGGAACCCACAGCCCTGACTGCTGGAAGTATGGGCACAACCACTACGAGTGTGCGCTTCGCAAGATCGAAGAGATTAAATCAATGGTGGAGAACTGGGGGGAACATGATTGAAGCACAGGCGCAAGGCGCAGTAGGGGCCGATTACTCCTACGGGCAGATCAACTCTGCGAACGGCGTCCAGATTGGTGGCTCGCACTACAAAGACAAAAGCATCCAGCCGTGGGATTACATCGTGCAGAACGAGATCCCATATCTGGAGGGGAACATTATTAAATATGTCAGCCGCTGGCGCGACAAGGGCGGGATCGACGATCTCCGCAAAGCGCAGCACTACTTGACCAAGTTAATCGAAACGGAAACAAATAAGTAAGGGGCTGGCTCATTTCGTCAGAGAACAACACGCCTAGTACGATGCAGTTAATCTCTGATGGCAGTACCTCAGCCCCCGCAGTTTTCAGGTACTGCCACTCTCACAGCTTGAGGCAGGCAAGCAATCTACTTTTCCTGCCACCCCCTATTTTTAACCACTGAGGAAACTTATGCGAACCCCTAAGAAATTCACCACCGAAGCATTCGACAACTTCTACCCGCAATACAAAGATGTACTGGGCGGCGCGACGATGGCTATCAACGCGGTCTACGAGAACCACTCGAAGACAGGTGCGCTGTTTCGCAAAGCGGCTGCGGTGCAGAAGGCACTCTTGCACTTCAACGAAGAACTGATCCGCACGTACAGGGTGAGTTACTACGCACCTGAAACGGAAGAGCTTGTGCCCGGAGAGAAGGCGCTTCCCTCTGAGGACTACCACCAAGAGATGCCGCTCAATGGCTCAGACGCCTGAGAAAAAGGTAAAGAACGCCTGTGTCGCCGTGCTCATAAAGCACGGCGCTTACTACTTCTTTGCGCCTGCAAACGGCTATGGCAGAGCGGGCATCCCAGACATCATCGCGTGTCACAAGGGCAAGTTCCTCGCCATTGAATGCAAGGCTGGCTACAACAAGACCACGCTATTGCAGGAGCGGGAGATAGTGAACATACACAAGGCAGGAGGCGCAGCGATGGTCGTTCGAGAGGACACCATCGATGCACTAGAGAAATGGTTTGAGGAGGAGAGGTGATGGATAAGGAAGCACTACTGAACAGAGCGCAACTGAGTTTGCAGTTGGCTAGTAATTTGGAAAGTTTCGACGACGACTATCAGTTGAAGTGTCTGAAGTTGTTCACCATGATCACCATGTGTTTCATGGAAGACAAAGACACCAGCGGCGTTCTGCTGCTCCGCATAAAGGACACGCTCACCGTGGCGGGTATGAACACCGAGGAGTTAGAAGCAGAAGAGTTGATCTACTCCGCAGCCAACGCATTCGCAGATTCAGACAAACACTACAACAAGGGAGATACGCACTAATCTTGGTGTATACTCCATAGCACACAACGGAGGAGTATATGAAGCTGATAGATCTGACAGGGCGCACTTTTGGGCGGTTAACAGTGCGAGGGCGTTCGCCCAGAACGTATCAGACGATGTGGGAATGCGTGTGTGCGTGCGGCGAAAGCGGCATAGTTGTATCAGGAGTCAATCTTCGCACAGGGCACACAGCATCTTGCGGGTGCTTACGTGAAGAGCTTCGTCCCCTGTATGCAAAGAAGCGTGACTTTACCGGGCTAAAGAACCCCCGCGCTAAGGCAAGCACGGACAGGAACGGCGGCGTTCATGTGCCCTCAGACAGTGTCTGGTACAAGCGGGCAGCAGGGATTTTTTACGCCGCCAAGAAAAACGGGGTTCCCGTAGAGTTTGATTCTGTTGCACAGCTTGCGTCATATATCACAACAATTCGCCCTGATAAATGTCCAGTTTTTAATCAGCCTTTTGTGGAACGGGGGGCGGGCTTTAGTAACTGGTCTCCCAGCATAGACAAGCGGGATCCTAGCAAAGGATATGTAAAAGGAAACATTCAGGTTATTAGTATGCTGGCTAACTGCATGAAAAGAAATGCAACGCCCGAGCAACTTAAACAATTCGCCCAATGGGCGCTGGAGGATAAGAGATGAGTAAACCCTACGATAGGATTTTGACAATAGATTTTGAAACGCGCTGGGATAGTAAAGTGTATACTTTACAAAAGTTAACCACCGAGGAGTACATACGAGATGAGAGATTTCGAGCGTTTGGTTGCTGCTTCCACGAGTATGGGAGTGAACAGCCAATTGAATGGGTTCGAGGAGAGTACCTACCTGCGTTCTTGGCAGACATCGACTGGGGACGAACCGCTGTGCTTGCACATAACGCCCAGTTTGATATATCGATCCTTGAGTGGAGATTCGGCATCCGCCCCGCATTCATCTTCGACACGCTATCGATGGCGCGGGCTTTGCGCGGCGTTGAGGTTGGCAACTCCCTCGCCAAACTTGCGTATGATTTTGGTCTTCCCCCCAAAGGGAAAGCCGTACATTCGACCGATGGTCTCCTCGAACTGGGGGCGGACGTGGACTTTGAGCTTGGAGAATACTGCAAACACGACGTTTTTCTCTGCGAGCGAATCTTTGAAAGATTGGTTGATGGATACCCAGTCAAAGAACTTCGACTGATCGACCTGACGCTGAAGATGTACACGCGCCCCATGCTGGTACTGGACGAGCAGATGCTGATGGAAGCGTTGGTAGAGGAGAAAGAGAAACGTGAAGAACTCCTTCAGAAATGTGGCGTGGATGAGGCTGCGCTTGCTTCAAACCCTCAATTCGCGGCCATCCTTGAGAGGCTCGGAGTATCGCCGCCTCAAAAGGTCAGCAAGACAACGGGCAAACAAACACTCGCGCTCGCTAAAAATGATGCAATGTTTCAGGCGTTGCTCAACTCCGACAACGAGGATGTTGCCCTGCTATGCGAGACTCGCCTTAAAGTTAAATCCACTACTGAAAGAACACGTGCGCAAAGATTTCTGGACATTGCATCGCGTGGCACGCTTCCTGTTCCGCTGACTTACTTCGGCGCAAGCACGGGGCGGTGGACTGCCAGCAAGGGCAGCGCCATCAATATGCAGAACCTGAAGCGCGGGTCGTTCCTACGCAAGGCCATCATGGCCCCCGAGGATCACCAGTTGGTGGTGGGTGACCTGAGCCAGATCGAAGTGCGTGTGCTGGCGTGGCTGGCCGACTACGATGCCATGCTCGACATCTTCCGCGCTGGCGGTGATCCATACGCACAGTTCGGCGCTCAGATGTTCAACATCCCCGGCATGACAAAGGAGTCCCATCCGGGCCACCGCCAAAGTGCAAAGTCGGCTTTACTAGGGGCGGGTTTCCAGCTTGGCTGGTCGTCGTTCGCTGCCCAGTTGTTGACTGGCTTCCTCGGTGCGCCGCCCATGCGCTACGACAAGGCGTTCGCCAAGCAGTTGGGCGTTGACGGCGAGTACGTCGAGAAGTTCCTCGACTGGGAAGACAACCTCAAGCGCATGGAGAAGATTCCCCACATATGCACGAAGCAGGAGTTGCTGATCCATTGCCTCGCGGCGAAGAAGATCATCGACAAGTATCGGGAAGCAGCGCAGCCCATCGTGTCCTTCTGGGCGCTGTGTGCGTCCCTGATCGAGCATAGCCTGTACAAGGGCAACGAGTACAAGCACAAGAACCTGATCTTCCGCCGTGGTGAGATCGAGTTGCCTAGCGGGATGCGGTTGCTCTACCCAGATCTGCGCCAAGAGAAAGACGAGGAAGGCAAGAGCTTCTGGTGCTACGGGGAGAAGGGTGATAAGATCTATGCAGGGAAGATCACAAACAACGTCACGCAGGGCGTAGCCCGATGCGTGATGACGGATGGTATGTTGCGCGTAGCCAAGCGCTATCCGGTTGTGGGAACGGTTCACGACGAACAGATCGTCTGTGTGCCAGATGCGGACGTTGACTTCGCCAAGACTTGGGTCTTGGAGCAGATGACGTTAACTCCAAAATACCTACCCGGTATTCCGTTGGCAGCGGATGGCGGGGCGCATAGGCGCTACGGTTTAGCAAAGAATTGAGGTGCATCATGTTAACTGTTGAACGTGTGCGAGAGCACCTTGACTACGATCCTTTGACAGGCGTCTTGATATGGCGCATTTCTCGGCAACGAATTGCTAAAGGATCTGTGGCAGGGACAAAAATGCGCAGCGGGCATATTCGCGTCAAACTGGATGGTGTAGGTTACCTTGCGCACAGGCTTGCATGGTTGCACTGGTATGGCGTAGAGCCACCGCCGTTTCTTGACCACATTGATCGCTGCCCTGAGAACAATGCTATTGCCAATTTGCGTGCCGCAACCAAAGCACAGAACGGGCAAAACCGCCGTGATTCAAGAGGTGTAAGTTTTCACAAAGCAACAAAAAAGTGGCAAGCGTACATAACTAACGAGGGCGTAACAAAGTACTTAGGGCTTTTCCTGACAATGGACGAAGCAATATCGGCACGACACGCCGCGATGCAGGCGTTGTGGACACATATGCCGGGGATTCCTCTGGCCGCTGACGGCGGCGCTCACCGCCGATACGGAGAAGCTAAAAACTAGGAGAAGCAAATGCATGAAGGGCTTGCACTAGGCCACGCAAGGGCAGACGAGGCGGCTATGCACGCAGGAGATAGCTGGGTATCGCTGGCTATTGAAGCGTTCAGATCACACGCAACCACTAACAAACTTTTTACAACAGAAGAAGTTAGACAGGCATTCCCAGACTTGCCTAAGCCGCCTGACACACGCGCATGGGGGGCCGTACCCCGCCTTGCGCAAAAAGAAGGAATGGTCGTGCCGCACGGTTGGGTACGCGCCAGCAGTCGGCTAGTTCACGGCAGATACGTATGCCTGTGGGAATCAAGAATACACAAAGGAGAAGAAAATGGTAGAAGTGATTATCGACTACGCATACCCATGCATGATGGCCGAGACGGCGCTCAGGAAAGTGCATGACCATATGCTGCACGGTAACTACGATGCTGCTATCGAGGAGTCCATGAAAGTTTTGGTGGAAGCCAAGATCATGTTGAACTCAATCAAAGAAATGAGAGGAAAAACAAATGCTGATACCCAAGACGTTTGATCTAGGTGACCGCACGTATACCGTGCGGATGCTGCCTACTATGAACAAGCGTGGCGTCATGGGCGCTACGTATTTTCAAGCCGCACGCATCGAGATCGGCAAGAAGAGCAAGACCACAGGCGTGGCGTATAGGCGCGAGGAGATCAACGAGACCTTTTGGCATGAGTTGACCCACGCCATCCTCAACGACATGGGCAGCGGCCTTGATCGTGACGAGGACTTCGTCACTGCTTTCTCCAGCCGCCTTGCCCAAGCCGTGAGTACCGCCAAACTATGAAGAATGTTACATGGTCGCATTCAGCGCTCAAGGACTACGAAGGTTGCGCTAGGCGGTATCACGAGGTGAAGGTACTGAATAAGTATCCGTTCACCGATACCACCGCGACTATCTACGGCAAGGAGATGCACAAGTCGATTGAGGACTACATCAAGGACGGCACGCCGCTCTTGCCTCAGTTCATGTTCGTCAAGGACATCATCGATGCGAGCGTTGCCAAGGATGGGCGCAAGTACGCGGAGTACGAGATGGCACTCACCAAAGACTTGCGACCATGTAACTTCAACTCACCTGATCGGTGGGTGCGCGGTATTGCCGATCTGATCATCGTCAACGACGACAACCTGACTGCTCGTGTGATTGACTGGAAGACGGGAAGCAACCGCTACCCTGACCGGGATCAGTTGCGTTTGATGTCGCTGATGGTGTTCGCACACTTCCCACATATCCGCCAAGTGAAGTCCGCGCTGCTGTTCGTGGTCAAGGACGACATGGTCAAGCACAGTATGTTGCGCGGCGAAGCCGAGGATGAGTGGCAGAAGTATCGCGAACGTGTTGCCAAGCTGGAGTCGTCCCATGAGAATGGGGTGTGGAACCCCACACGCACGCCGCTATGCGGCTGGTGTCCGGTAAAAGACTGCGCTTACAACACGAAGAGGTAATCATGGCAAAGCCAAGAAACTACGCGAAAGAGTACCAACGCGATCTCCAGACTGGTAAGTCTGGCCCGGGATCGGCACAGCACGAGCGCCAACGCGCTCGACGCGCATTCGATGCCAAGGGCGTAGACCGTTCCGGTAAAGATATCGACCACATCAAACCGCTACGCAAGGGTGGTAAGTCAACTCCCGGAAACTTGCGGCTCCGCAGTAAGAGCGCCAACCAAGGCGACAATAAATAAATGAGAGAGCAATGCACATCCTAGATAACAAGGCACTGGTATTTAAGACACGAAACCCCGACAAGTACAGCGTTATCCCCAAGCACAAGACCGTCAAGCGTGATGACGGTGGGTATGACGTTGCCGTCTACTGGGGCTTGGACGAAGTCAGGGTACTGAAGAATCTAGGGGTCAAGAACGTACCTTCCCCTATCCGCAAGAAGTACGACTGGCCCGGGCGGTACACGCCGATGGCCCACCAGATCGAGACTGCCGAGTTCCTGACAATGAATCGCAAGGCGTTTGTGTTCAGCGAACCCGGGACAGGCAAGACGCTTTCAGCCCTGTGGGCGGCGGACTATCTGATGTCTGAGAAGCGTGTCCGACGCTGTCTGGTTCTCTGCCCTTTGTCGATCATGCACTCGGCGTGGGTGCAAGACATAAGCAACAGCATCCTGCATCGCAGCGCAGTCATCGCCCATCACCCCAAGGCATCCCGCCGTATCGAGATGCTTCAAGAAGACTTCGAGTTCGTGATCGTGAACTACGAAGGACTGAACATGATTGCGGGCGAGATCCAGAACGACGGCAGGTTCGATCTGGTGATCGTTGACGAGTGCAACGCATACAAGACGATGTCCACCAACCGCTGGAAAGCGCTGGCGGCAATCATTCAGCCTCACACATATCTGTGGATGATGACGGGAACCCCGGCAGCACAGTCTCCGGTTGATGCCTACGGGCTGGCACGGCTGGTGAACCCAGACGGCGTTCCGAAATTCATGACGGGCTGGCGCGATGCCACCATGAACAAGATCACCGCATTCAAGTGGGCTCCGAAACCAATCGCCGCTGATCTGGTCTTCGAGGCGTTGCAGCCAGCGATCCGCTTCACCAAAGAGCAGTGCCTCGACCTTCCGCCTGTCGTCACCACAACTCGGGAAGTGGCACTGACGCCCCAGCAAAAGAAGTACTACAACTTGCTCAAGGATCAGATGCTCATCCAGACAGGCGGCGAGGTGATCAGCGCGGTCAACGCCGCTGCTGGCGTGAGCAAGTTGCTTCAGATCTCCTGCGGTGCAGCGTACACCGACGACAAGGGCGTGGTCGAGTTCGATGCCACGCCCCGCTTGGCGCTACTGGAGGAGATCCTCGAAGAGACAAGCCGCAAGGTTCTGATCTTCGCGCTGTTCACCAGCAGCATCGAGACGATCCACGCTCACCTACTCAAGCGTGGGATTGCCGCCGAGGTGATTCAAGGCAGCGTGACCCCAACGAAACGCTCAGACATCATCCGCCGCTTCCAGAACGAGAAAGAGCCGCGTGTGCTTGTGATGCAGCCAGCGGCATCGGCGCACGGCATCACGCTGACTGCTGCCGATACGGTGGTGTTCTTCGGCCCATTGATGAGCGTCGAGCAGTACGTGCAGTGCATCGCACGCTCGGATCGCAAGGGCCAGTCGTCCGACAAGGTCACCGTGATCCACGTTCAGAGTTCGCCCATCGAGAAGAAAATGTTTAGTGCGCTTGCTCAAAAGGTAAGTGATCACTCACTACTCACTCAGATGTTTGATCAGGAGATAAAAAGTTAAAAGGAGGTGTTGCAATCGATTTCGTGCCATGTAGAATGTCAAACTCTAGACAAAACCAAGGGGAATAAAATGACAGAAGAATCCGTTTCGATGGATAAACTGGCGAAGGTCTATCGAAAGATCCGTACCCAGATCGACGCGCTCACGCAGGAGTACGACACCAAAGTCGAAGTCCTGAAAGCGCAGCAAGACGCATTGAAAAATGCGATGAAGGATCAGATGCAAGCGCTCGGGGTGACTTCGGTCAAGACCGAGCAAGGCACGATCATCATGTCTGTGAAGACGCGCTACACCACAAACGACTGGGACAGTTTCAAGAAGTTTGTGACGGAGCAAGACGCGCTCGACCTGTTCGAGCGTCGTATTCACCAGACCAACATGAAGACCTTTCTCGAAGAGAACCCGGGTTCCGTACCGCCCGGGTTGAATTCCAATTCGGAATTTGATGTATCCGTACGCAAGCCAACTTAAGGAAATCACTATGAGCAACGTAGCTCTTTTCAATTCGTCCAACGTCCCAGCCTTCGCACGCAAGGCTGAACTCTCCGACATCGCCAAGGCGCTTGGCGGCAACGCGGCCTCTTCTGGGAAGCGTATCTCGATCAAGGGCGGCGTGTTCCGCTTGTTGGCTGGTGGCAAGGAGATTGCCGCCATTGATGAACGCTTTCTGGATGTGGTCATCGTCAAGGCTGCGCCCAAGGTGGCTCGCACGTTCTACGCGAACAAGTACGACCCCGAGGCCGCAGCCGCTGCGCCTGACTGCTTCTCGAACGACGGCGACAAGCCTGACCCAAAGTCAGCGAAGCCACAAAGCACCGCGTGCAATGGCTGCAAGCAGAACATTGCTGGCTCCGGTAATGGTCAGAGCCGCGCTTGCCGCTACCAGCAGCGCCTTGCTGTGGTTTTGGAGAACGACATCGAAGGGGATGTCATGCAGTTGGCGTTGCCTGCAACGTCGATCTTCGGGAAGTCAGAGAGTGACAACCATCCACTCCAAGCGTATGCTTCTTGGCTCCTCAATCAGAGTGTGGACCCTGCAATGGTCGTAACTAGGATGCGGTTCGATACGAAGGCTGAAGCGCCCAAGTTGTATTTCAAGGCCATGCGCTGGCTGACGCAAGAGGAGTTCGAGACGGCAACCGAGCGCGGCCAGACGCCAGACGCCGCCCGTGCGGTGGTCTTGAATGTCACCGCGCAGGATACGGCCCCACTCAGTCTGGGTGGGAACAAACCCAAAGCCGCTCCTGTGATCGAGGAGGAAGAGGAGGAGGAGGAAGCCCCGGCTCCAGCGCCTGTGAAGGCCAAGGCGAAGCCCAAGGCTGAAGAGCCCAAGGCTGACCCCGAGGAAGACACTGCCCCAGTCGTGCGTAAGGCCGAGACTGAGAAGCCAAATAGCGTGCCTGCCAAGAAGAGTCTGGCAGACATGGTGTCCGAATGGGATGATGAGTAACTAGAAAGGTTTTGGGGAAGTAGTGGCGCGGCGGGTTAGCGCCGTCGTGGATATATTGAGCCCTTTCATACAACCACTGCTTTATGTGAATCACTGCTTCCCCATCCCACACATATGCCTTACTCACAGAAAACCATTAACGCGATTGGCAACTGCCCCAAGACGCTGGGTAACCAGCTAGGGCGGTGGGCCATCCATCGCGACTTCTCCGTCGTTCGCATCGCTAAGGCGCTGGGGGTTACCCGCCAGACGGTCTACAACTGGTTCATGGGCGGGGAGATTTTCCCGGCTTATGAGCAACGCGCCCAGATGTTGTTGAACATATTGAAAAACACACAAACCGCTGATGAAGCGTGGAGACTGCTATGCAAAGAATGCAACTTGACCCCGTGATGGTTGAGGAAGTCCTTGATGGGTTCCGTTCTTATTTGGATAGACAGGTGCTTACGGGCCTTAATCGCTCGCTCCTGCTGATGTACATCGCCGCCTTTCAAGACTCATTAACGGCACAGGAAGAAGACCCACGCCAACTGCGCCTGTTCGACTGACCCGCTAAGGACGACCCACGACATGAACCCGCTTGATTTTCTAGCGGTTGTTTTGCCGTCTCCGCAACACGGGTTTTATTGCGCGGCAGAGCTATCCACAGCAAAAAAAGAACACATCTTCGTAGAGGAAATCAGTGAGATCAACGCTTCTGTAGACACATGGGTAGCTGAACGCCGAAACGTATTCTTCGCACTTTCGACGTTCGAGAAGGCGGGTAAGCGCACCGCTGCCAACGCTCGGCACATCCGGTCATTATTCATCGACATGGATGGGTACGCTTCCAAGAAGCAAGCGGCATTGGCGCTGGGCGCGTTCCTCACCGCTACTGGTCTGGAGCAGTTCGGCTCGCCGTGGATCGTAGGTTCTGGCGGCGGGCTGCACTGCTACTGGCCTTTCAGCGACGACATCCCGGTTGCCAGTTGGAAGCCTGTGGCTGAGAACCTGAAGCGCTTGTGCAAGCAGGAGAAGCTTGCCATCGACATGACGGTGACTGCGGATGCAGCGCGGGTTCTGCGTATCCCCGGCACGGTCAACTTCAAAGAGAAGTACCCAACCCCACGCCCTGTCGAACTGCTGGCAGAAGGTAGCGTGTTTGATTTTAGCGTAGTAAGCGCTCACATTGCTGTACGGCTGACTACGATCCCTCCGATGGCTGCGCGTGCGCCAACGCTTGAACTTCCCGGGCAAAAACCAAAGGCGGCTACTGCATCTCCCACCGCTGTGCGGATGTTCGAGAACACCGCCACCAAGTTCAAAAACATTCTCAACGCCACCAAGGCGGGTACTGGGTGCGCCCAACTCAAGCACTACGTTGAGAATGCCGCCGAGGAAGGCATGGAGCCGCTCTGGCGGGGCTGGTTGAGCATCGCCAAGGTTTGTTCAGATGGTGAGAAGGCCGCGATCTGGTTGACCAAGCAGCATCCCTATGACGAAGACCGGATGCACGCCAAGCTTGACCAGATCAAAGGCCCGTATCCCTGCCTCAAGTTCGACAGCGAAAACCCGGGCGTCTGCACCAGTTGCCCACACTTCGGCAAGATCACCAACCCGCTGGCCTTGGGGAAGGAACTGGCGCTTGAGACCGATGCGAAAGAAGTAGAAGTCATTCAAGCGTCGGACAACGACGCGGCTCCGCAGGAGATCGTGAAGGTAATCCGCCCAGCACCACCGAAAGGGTTCGCGTATGGGGCCAAGGGCGGCATCTTCATGGAGAAGAAAGACAAGGACGCTGACGGCAAGGAAGTCACACGCCAGATCATGCTGCTGCCGTTCGACCTGTTCGTGGTGGATCTGCTGAACAACCAAGGCGTGCATAGCGTGCATATGTACGCCGTCAAACCGGGGGAAGCAGTTCGCACCGTGCTGCTCCCGCAGCGTGCAGTCGTCAGCAAGGACGACACAATGAAAGCACTGGCCGAGCAAAACATCATTGCTTCGTTTGGCGCGGGTAACGACCAGAATCTCTTTTCTTATGTGCGAGCGTGTGTCGAACAGGCCAGTACAGGCAGAGCCCCGCTGAATGTCCCAGCCCACTTTGGCTGGCAGGATGATGAGTCATTTGTTTTTGCTGGGCGCATCTACAACAAGAACGGGAACGTCAAAGTCCCCATGCCCGACCTTGAGAACATCGTCGCCGTCACGCAGCCCAAAGGCACACTGGCAGGATGGCAGGAGTTCATCAAGCTGCTTATCCGCAAGAAAATGTACAAGCAACTGGCGGTCATGATGGCGGGGGCTGGCGCACCGCTGATGCGCTTCACCGGATTGAATGGGCTGACATTCCACTGCGGCTCAACGGAATCCGGTACAGGCAAAACGCTTGCGCTGGAGGCAGCGGCATCTGTATGGGGCCACCCAACGAACTATCGGATGGGTAAGGAAACTTCACAGGTTGCCATGCAGCAGCGGGCGGGATTGCTGCACAGTTTGCCAGTCATTACCGATGAGGTGTCCACCAAGACTCGGGGAGAAGATAGTTGGATCCGCAGTTGGATCTTTAACTTCTCAGAAGGTCGAGGCAAAGAGCGGATGGAATCGGGGGCCAACAAAGAGCGTCTGAATTTATCTACGTGGCAGTCGTGCTCGCTGCTCTCGTCGAATACGCACTTCATGGATCAGCTTACGACGGGGCAGCATTCAGCGGAAGGCGAGATGCGCCGCCTTCTGGAATTTACTTGGACCGATAGGTTGGAGTGGGAGCCTGAAGAGGTCGAGATCGTTAAGTCGCTGCTCGACAACTATGCGGTGGCAGGGCCAGTCGTCATCGAGTATCTGGTACGTAACGTAGAAGAAGTACGTAAGCTGGTCAAAGACTGCGTACAGCAGGCGTACAAGATATTCGGTGCAACCAACGATGAGCGCTTCTGGATGGCGGGCTTGGGGACGATCCTCGCGATGATCATCATTTGGAAGCGCATCGGTGTTGCCGATATCCCAGCGCAGGCAATTATCGATCTCTATATGGAGCGTATAAAAAGTACGCGGCTGATGATCAAGGGCAGCGCTAGGAATGCGGAAGATATCCTGAACGCCTACACTCGCGACAATTATGCCAAGATGATCATCATCAAGTATTGCGATGAGCGTAAGTCACTGGTCAGCAGTTACGGCTTCGACAGCAAGGAAGTCGATATGTCGATCACACGCTCCGCAATTCTTGGGCGGGTGGAGCATGACGCTACTCCCGGGCACATTGACTACTATCTGGAAGAGGGGATGCTGAAAGCGTACTGCGCGTCGATGAGTTTCGGTTACTCAGACTTCAAGCGGCAATTAGCGGCCATGTTCACCATGACGCATATGCCCAAGAAGAACATGACGGCGAAGACAAAAGGCCCGCAGATGCGGGTTGCGGTGATCAAGATTAGCCGCCGAATAACAACGCTGGAAGACGACGATGAAGGTGCGCTATCCGTGGGATGAGGTTGAGCGAGGGCAGGGATTTTTTGTCCCTGCCCTTGATACCGCACAAACTCGTGAGGAAGGACTACGCGCTGCCCTGATGCTGAAACTGACAGACGCCCGAGCTACCCCGGGCATCCGCAACGGTTTTATTGGCGTGTGGTTCTATCGCCTTGGTTAGATACCTTGAGCAGTCTTTCAGCGTAGGCATTCTCAGCGTTTCGTAGCCTCTTGATGAGGACATCTTTCTGTTCAGTCGTTAGCTTGGGCGAAGCGGTGATTTGCCGCTCTTGCTTTGCCCACACACCTAGCTGCTTATAAGCCGCACCAGACACGCTTGCCAGTGCCAACTCATCTGCGTACTTGGTGGCAAACTCCCGCGCACCCGCGAGATCCCCGTCGTCTATCTTCTTCTTGTAGGTGTTCTGCGCCTGCTGAACATCCTTCATTTGGGCGAAGGCTTCGTCCAAGATACCACGCCCATCGTTGGGCTGGAACAAGCCGCCGATAAGCACATTCTTGCTCAAAGGCTTGGTAGGCTCCTGCACTTCTTTGCCGCCGGGGGCTGGCTGCTTGAGCAGTGGGTTGAGCAAAGACATCGCTGCAATGCCCGCGCTTCCGGTATAGCCGCGAACAAGGTAGTCGATCTTGATTGGGCTCAGGCCCACTTCACCAGTGACGCTGCCGATAAGTTTGGCAAGTTCTGTAGTTCCCGGACGAAAGCGTTCCGTAGCTTTCAGCCCCTGTTCGCGTGGAGACTCAATGTCACCGCCAAAGAATGACTTGCCCAGCACCACTTCCGTAGCGGGCTTAATGCCCTGTGGCAAGCTGAACGGATTGGACTGCCAAAGCAGTTTGCCGATACCGCCCACTGCTTTGCTGGCGCTTTCGTCGTGCGCCCATACATCCACAAGCGCTTCTGGAATTGCCTTGAACAAGTACCCAAGTTCAAACATGATGGGCACACGAACGGGCTCATCAAGCCCGGGGATACGAACGAAGAAGTTGTTGTAGCGCTCTTCTGGCTTGGCTTGCTTGTACGCATCATCGTCCTGCATAAGCGCGATGTACGCCATCGTAGTAGCGGTCACCATAGCGCCTCTGGCAAACAGCTTCTTTTGAATCTCAAGCCGCTCGTTGTTGTCCATCTTCCCGCGCATAGCGCGATACAGTACATCCAGACCCTGAAGCTGTGCGTTGAAGAAAGGAATCAACGTGGACAACAAACGCGCACTAGCAGACAGGCCGTGACGGCTGAAGTTCATTGACTCTTGCGCCCGCATAAGCGCTTGCAATTCGGTCATGCCCTTAGCGATGGAGTCTTTGTAGATCGTCACGCGAGTAGCAGCATCACCCTTCAGCGCAAAGGCATCAGCCTTGCTCATGAGCTTTTCCCAGCCACTCTTGCCGCTCTGCATATCGCGGAGGAAGCGGGCCATATCTCGCTGATCGCCCGTATAGACGTTACTGGTGATTGCTCCCGCCGCCATCAAGCGTTCTTCCTCGGGACTACGACCCGCCACCATCTTGGTGAGTTCTTTCATGCTGTTGAGCACGGGAACCCCGTCCATACCCGTGGTCATCCACGCAATCATTGGGTCACGAATCGCCTGTCGAATCGCGTATGCGGGCATACGAGTCACCGCTAACCGCAACAAGTTAGTTGGCATACCCATCATGCGGATGAGGAACGGCATACTGGTCGCAATACCCTCCATGCTCTTGACGAACATATCGGCGGGAATGCCATACGTGTCGGTATCAACAATCGCGTATTTCTTGACCCCGTTGTCGAAAAAACGAACTGCTCCTTCGGGTCCATCGCCCTCACCAATGCGCTTGATCGCGCCCATCTTCAATAGCGTGAAGCAAGTGTTCTTGGTGCGGATATTTCTCAACGCCATCTCGGTCAGCATCGCCGTGTTCTGGATCGCGCTGGTGTAGATAGGCATGATCTTGCGGTTGCTGCCGACAAGGTCTTTCAAGTTAGGCTGCTGCTTGATGTTACCGATTCGGACAATACTCTTGCCGCCCAGATCCAAGATCACGTTGCCGTTATCGACGCGGTAGAACGGAACATATGGCGTCTCCTTAAGGCGGTCACCCACCTTCTTGGACAGTGCGCCGCACTGCACGGTGAAGTCGATAAGCCCGTTGTTGTATGCCTTGTACTCTTTAGCCGCTGCCTCGAACGCCTCCTTGGCTTTCGGGTTTGCTTTCAGCAGATCCATGACCTCAGCGTAGGCATCCTTGGCAATCTTCGGGTCCGTGTTCAGCTTTTCCCAACCGAGCTTCTCAGCGCGTTGCCCAGCGATATAGGCTGTGAAGTACGCCTCGGTAGTAGCCTCGTTCCCCAGCTTCGCTTGACCCGCAAGTTCAGCCACACGCATGAGCGTAGCGCCCTTGACGCTGTTGAAAGTGATCGACTTTCCGTTCGGCGTATTCTGAACCGCCAGTTGCAGCGGACCATGCGTGATGGCTTGGTTGACATAAGCGTTGCGGTTCTCACCCGCACGCAGGTAGTACATCGCCTGCTCGCCTTCGAGGCTGGACAGAACTTTCTTGTCCACGCCCTTGGTCACAGCCGCGTCAATTGATGCCCAGCTATCCAATGCCGCTTGGCGCAAACGAAGCCCAAGATTACCCGCCCGGACCTTAGCCCACAGCGTGGGCTCTTCCGCTACAAGCGCTGCGGCAGACGAACTGGTGATGCGCTCACCTTGCAGCATATCGGTCAGCGCGTCTGACGCGGTGAGTCGATATCGGGGGGCCATGCCCTTTATGCTCTCAGCCGTGGGCGCTTCAACCTTAGTAAACAAGCGATCAGCAGCAGCAAGCGTAGCGTCGCGCATGTTTGTAGGAATATCTACACCAAGCAGTTTCAAGACGGTGTTCTTGAAAGACTCCCACGCATTTTTAATCGTCCACGGTTTGCTATGCATATAGTCTTGCAGATTCTTGTCTGACAAAGCTTCTGCAACAAACTCGCTAAGGCTTGACTTGGCGTTTTCGTTCTTTATGTTGTCATCGCTTTTTATTTCTTCATAAAGTGCTTGTAGTTCCTTTTTAGCTGCAAGTTGATCTGGCGTGAGCTTCGACTCATCCATTTTAATAAGGCGCTCAGTGGCGGCATGAACCGCTTCGTGGATAACTGTCTGTTCATTCTGACCGTGAGCCTTGTCAATCCAAATAGTGCTGCCATCAGCAGAACATGCGCCGCGAGCAAAATTACCCTCGTTGTCAGTAAGACCATCAACCATGTTGACATGGGTTTCTTTTAGTAAAAACTGCAAGCGTTGCGCAACCGCTTTGATAACATCGTTGGTTGTCGAGGACGCAATATCCCCCAACGTGCCCTGCAAATCGTTACTAGCTAACCCATCTTTAGCATCCTCGTTTAGTGGGATGTCTTCCGCCTCTTCTACCCCAGTTCTAAACGCAGCTTTAGGGGAACGTGGCTTGGCCTCCTGCGTAGGTGGCTCGGTGTCAGGCGTTTCGTCCGTGGCAACAAACGGCTTGCGCTTGGGGTTGACCTCGGCGGATGTAGCGCCGCGCTTGACCTTGGTGGTAGTAGCGCCTTCCTTGCTTTCGGTAGACCCCGTTCGCATAGTTCCCGGCTCGACGGTGGCCTTGCGAACCACTTGCTCCGTGCGCTTGGTTCTTGGCGTCTGCTTACTGGCAGCAGTCTCGGCAGTAGCCGCCTTGAGGCGTTCAGTAGCGGCCTTGAGCGCGTCTTTGTAGACTTGCGACTTGACGCCTTCCTTGATACCAACCGCTTGCAACGCGGCCTTTGCCGCATCTGTCAGACGGATGTAGGCTTCGCTTTCTTTGCCAAATTTCTTGATGATCTTGTCGCGCTTGATCACCCACTCACTTCTGGCCTGCGTGTAGGCTTCTGTTTTTCTGCCCTCATTGAGCGCCAACTGGCGAAGCTCCAGTGAACTCGCGGCTTCTTGTTCCACATCCCCCGCTGCTATACGTGTAGCGGTTGCGGCTTCCTTGGAAATTTTGTTGCGGCTGCGCCCCAATGCGTCTACGGCGTCTTCTTTAGTCTTTGCAACATTTGACGCTCTCCTAAGCGGAGTCGTCTCGTGCATCCCCTGATAGATAGCGAAAATCTTTTGGCTGGCAGGGGCAATATGTGCAATAAGCTCGTTGTACTCTGACTCCGCTGCATCAATCTTGCGCTTAATTGCGTACTTTTCTTCGTTTGTAAGAGGGCGGGTAAGCGTCGTCTCGCCTTTAAGACGGGCCTTGAGGACCGCAACCTTGTCCTTCATTCCAAGCGTGATGGGTTTAACGCCTGTGAATTCTCCGGGGACTACGGACTTGCCGTAGTTGATCTTATTCGCGGCTTTCTCGATCCCCTTAAGCCACGTAGGAAAAACCGTAGGCTTACCTTCGGGCGTCAGCAGGGGCATGACCCCGCTTTCCAAAACAGCCGTGTACTTTTCACGGGCAGCATAAGCATCAACCGCTTTCTGCAACAACGACTTTTTGGCGTTGCCTTGAGGGTTCTCGATGCTCCGCTTGATTTGCGCGATCTTCTCCATCCCGGCATCGAACTCTTCTGGCGTGACGGTGCGGGTGAGCTTGAGACCTTTGAGATTAAACCGCTTATCCAGCCCATCAATTAGGCGGCGGCGTGCGGCGGCTTTTGCGTCTGCATTCTGCGTCTGCGCTTCGCGCTCCTTAGCGCGGGTTGCATTGTTTATGTACCGCTCATGGTCCCCGTTGAGGACAGAGGTACGGATGAGGTTGGCATCGCTGAAAAGATCCAGTTCTTTAGGCGCTTCACCAGCCCTTGAAGGGGCGGTAGCCCAGAACTTATCAAGTCGGGCTTTCTCGAACGCTGCGTCAGCGTCTTCTTTCGTTTGTCCAGATGGTTTCTCTGCAAACTTTTCTGCGTCTTCAGCAAAAGGCCATTGGCTCTTTTGATAGTCGTACTCGGGCGGGGCTTTGTCTTCCAACTCGGCAGGAGGAATGGGCGCTTCTTCTTCAGTGAACAGCGGCAGTGTCTGTCCACGTTCCCGGTTTGCGCGTTCTTGCTCTGCTTGCGCGTCCGCCGCTGCCCGCTCTGCTGCTATACGATCTTCTTCCGCAGCCTGCTTGAACATATCAAGCGTCTTAGGACCGCGAGGAGGCAATTTGGGAAGGGGTCTAGCTTGTGCGGGAGTCTGGGCAATACCTGCAATAGGGGCCACAGGTTCTGCATCCGCGATTTCAGGACCGGAAGACGGGGCGGCTTGCGAAGAGAACAAAGGCAACGTCTCACCCATGCCTGTACTGGCGCGGGCTTGCTGGTCCTCGATCTCTGTGCGACGACGTTCGATGTCCTGCTGAATCGCGGCTTGCTGGGCTTTTGCTGCGGCAAGATCAGCTAAGTGTTTGTTCTGGGCTTCAAAGTCGCCATCAGCGCCTGTTTGCTCGACTTGCCCACCAAGGGCTTCAATCTGCTTGTTGAGCCTTTCAAGCTCGGCTACCTGTCCCGGAAGCCCTTGGAACTCTTGCGGAGTACGGTCAAGCGAGAACCCTGCTGCGCCACCCTGCTGCTCGATCAAGCCTGCCAGATTCTGTTTCTGTGCCTCAAGCGCTTTGTACTTTTCAAGCAGCGTGGTATGGGTCTGTGCATCTCCCGCATTAGCGGCTTGTTGCAGTTGCCCTGCAAGGGTAGAGGTTTGCTGATTCAGCGTCTCGTACTGCGCCATGAGCGTCTGCACGGGTGTCTCAATACGCCCTTCGGTTGGCTGCTGCGCTGCGGCCTCAGTTTCTAATTTGGCGTATCGCGCACGCTCTGCGAGCAACGGGGCAAGCTGGCCTTTACGTGCTGCGTACTCTTCACCCAGTGGCTTGAGCGTTTCATTCTTGAACGTATTAGCCGCATCCTTGGCTTGCTGATACGCGGCCTTTTCCTCGTCTGAAGCGTCTTTCTTCGGCTTCTTGGCCGCAGTTGAAAGCTGCTGCATCTGTTGCAGCGCGGACTGATAGTCGTCGTGCAACTTGAGCAGGTTCTCGGGCTTGCTTTTCTCCGCTTCTTCTGCGTCTTGGGTGGCTTTATTCTCCGCAGCAATCCGCTCATCCGCAGCCTTCTTGGCGGCGGTCATGGCGCGACCCTTCTCCATATAGTGACCAGCAGGCGCAATAACGCCACCAAGGACTGCACCACCCACGAAGTTGTCGAAGTATTCTTTGCGTGCCTCGGGATCTGTCAGACTCAGCCCTGCTTGCATCCGCTCAAGTACTTGCTGCGATGCCTCAGTCAAACCCTCTACGCCTGCAATTTGTCCCGTTTTAAACGTGTACTCGGCCAGCGTCTTCTTGAGCCCTTGCTCTGCAAGCGTCTTGAGTTCCTTCTCGGACAGCTTCATTCCCGCCGCACCAAACATTCTGCCCAGTCCCGGAAGCATCTTCAGGGACGCAATGTCGAGTATGGTCTGTGGGATAGCCGCCAGCGCAGCCGCGCCAACATCCGCATTTTGAATCGTTTTGCCCGTATCTAGCTGTCGCCCAAAGTTGGAAGTTGTAAACTGGGCTGCGCTGGTCAAGCCAGCGGCACCTGTGCCCAGCAGCGCCGCACCAGCCATCTCAGGAGCTAGCGCGGCAATACCAGCACCAGCCGCACCCGCAGCAACCGGGGCCAGCATATAAGCCGCCGAAGATCCTGCCAACCCCTTGATGTAGTTAAGCGGGTCTTCTGAAAACTCTACTTGCTTGTAACGCTGCTCGTTTTCTTTGTTTACTTTTTCGCGGTACTTAGCAGCTTCTTCAACATCCCCCGCCCCAAACCGACTCGCCAAAGCCCGCGTGTCTGCTAGTAGCCCTCGACCCGTAGCCTTAAACGCGGGCATGAACCCGCTTTCTGGAGGGGGTAAAGCAGGGGCAAAAAGTTCAGGAAACCGTTGTTGCGCCGAAGCCATTGCATCGGCGTAAGACATACCGTCAGGAACTTCAATAGCGTTCCCTCCGGGCAACCGAATGTACTTAGCCATGTTTTAAGAGCCCTGCGCTGGTGCTACCAATGAGAAAACTTTATCACCACCCGCACTAGCAGACAAACCTACACCCCCCGCATAGGGGCCAAGCAGGGGATGTCCCGCCATGCGCGAGCGCAAAAGATCATCAAACATGGCTTGTTTCTTAAGTGGGTCTTGCTCCATCGTATAAGCCGTATTTGTTTTAAGATCATTCTGCACTTGATTTTGTAACGTGGTATAGGCTTGTCCAACCTTAATGTCTCTTGTGCTTGCATCCTGTAGCATTTTCAAACGCGCTTTAGAATCTGCATTGATGGCCGCATAGTGCGCCGCTTGGTTGTCAGCCTGCCTAGATTGAATGCCAAGCCCCAGCCCCGTAAGCTGATGCTCCATTGCCTTGTTTGCTTTATTAGTCGCAATCTCTTTGTACTTAGCAGCGGTAGCCTCATCATTTTTATCAAGCGCAACACGGTAGCGGCCCAAAGCAATTTGCGCGTCGGTGGCTTCTTTTACCGCCTTAGCATTGTCGGCTTTTTGTTTTCCGGTAGCGCCCGAATAGGCTTTAATAGCATCGCCTACGGCGGGAGCAAAATACGGAGATTTGCTGGACAAAAACGCGGCTGAGATGCCCAACAGTTGCTCTTTAACGTCGCCTTTTTTACGGTCTTCAATGGACTGCAACAGGGCGTTAACAGCGGTCTGTTCTGGTTTAAGCAACTCCGCATTTTCTTTGCGGCGTTGGGCCATAAACGGCTCTAGCTCTTTACCGATATCTGTAACAGACTGCTCTTTGGTGTCGAACGTCGGGAGCTTAAACGCAGAGGCTGCGCCTGCTAGGCCGGGAAGCCGAGAAGATTCCGAACTCGACGCATCAACAGTAGCTTTTTTATCGGGCGCAGCGGGTGCTGGCGCAGGGGCGGGCGCATTAGCCGCCACTTTTTTAGCCGCAGGTTCTGGTGCGTAACGTATATTCATCCCCCCAACTTGACTGGGGCGGTTTGCCAGTGCTGAAGAAATCCCTGCTAACGCACTGGGGATATCTGCCACTGTGTCATATACGCCTCTTCCCAAACGCTGCGCCATCCCGCCACTACCGCTGTCTTGCGCCGCTAGTGCAGCCCTTACCTCCTCCGCAGTAAGCGGCGGACGGTCAGGCATCCGGTCAGGAACACGCTGCTTAAAAAGCTTTGTCAGCGCAAGGGGGTCTTTAACCAGCCCCTCGTCAGCAAACGCGACAATCCCACCCCCTGCCATTTGAGGCATAGGGCCAGCGGGGGCTGCACCAAGACCTTGCTCCATAGGGGGTATAGCAGCACCACCACGGACTTCGGCTCGACGCGCCTTCTCCATCTGAATTTCTTGCGCTAACTCGGGATGCTCTTGCTCGGCCCGATCAAGCTGTTCATCAGACAGTTTCGGGAGGATCTCGCTAATACCCCCACCACCCGCGTAACCAACGCTGCCACCGCCCGCATACCCAACAATACCGCCTTTAGCTGCCGCAAGTGCCGCAGCGCCAGTCCCAAGTCCTGCTAGCGTACTCAACGTATTGGGTGCCGCTTCATACATCAGCGTCTGATTCCTTGAACCAATCGCAGGGTTCTTGATCAGGTCGCTCATGAAGCCCAGTTGCTTATAGGCGTAGTTCTGCTGATCCATGAAGTTCTGGTACGCGATATCGTCCGCTCGCTGCTGCTGCGCCTGTTGCTGTGCCCCGTAGGTATTCAACAGTTTATTGATATCCATACCTTGTTGGAACTGCTGCCCACCAAGTTGTCCAAGCAACTGTGCTGCTTGCTGTTGTGCGCTGTTACCAAACTGCGCTTCTTGAATACGGCGTGCCTGATCCGTATTGAACATATTTGCGGCCTGATTGAAGGCATCGCTGTAGCCCTGCGCGTTGATATCTGAGAGATTCTGGCGCGTATTTTGGTCCACCATCGACTGCTGGAGCGCACCGCGAGTACCGCCGAATGCACCCATGCCCACAGCCTTAGCTGCTTGCTCTTGTTGCGCCATCCTCCCTGCTTCCGCAGCTTTTCGCAGTTGGGGAGCAAGCGCGTTCTCAAGGAACGGGTTCATGTACTGGCCGACATTCGCGCCTGTGTACTGTTGACCAACAGGGGTATACCTACCCGCTTGTGTAGCGTATTGCGTAGCCTGACCGATCTGAGGCGCAACCTGCATACCCCGTGCGCCCGCAAAAGACTGCTGCTGCATCGGATCGAAACCCGCAAGCCGTTCACCACGGTACTTTACATACGGATTATTATTGATGTTTGTGAGCGCAGCGCCTTTAGCTAGAACGTCTTGCGCGTAGCCACGCGCCCATGCTGGGAGTTCTTGTGTCTGCGTTGTGTTTGATGGTGTACTACTGCCGCCGCCGCCACTCATAATTTAGTCCTTAAATGATTTTTTGATAGATCACAGAGTGAAGCTTGTAATCTCTCGTATTTGCAACTCTACGCCATCCGGGGCGACCAATGAACTCAATGCCCACACAGCCCGCATCCTTTGCAAACCGTTCTGTGTACTCTTGCATCTTGTCCTCAACAGACTCCATTGTTCCCGGCTCCATCGCACAGTACTGAATGGTGAGGTACTTCGCCTGCGGGTATTCTTTTATTTCTGTGATGAAATGTCCATAGACTTTTTCTTGATCGAACACCAACCAAAGCTGCATCTGGCCTGTGATGATGAATCGGACGATGTCGTCTACAGAAGATCGCCCCCCGCTCCACTCTTCAGAAACCTTCAGATACGGCAGCACTGCTGCTACAGCATTCGTGATATTCCCATTCAGGATGAGCGTGATGTCTTTCATGCGGGCATCAGTTTGTGAGCCTTGGTGTTGGTAGCAACTGCATTCTTACCAGTCGTCTTGCGCCGAGCCCGCTGAATGCGGTCCATCATGGCGTAGAGTTGCTTTGCGCCAGCCTCAGTAGAACCGTTACCCAGTTCCGACACGATACGCGCCGGGATCACGAACTCACCGTCAGCTAGTCGAGCAGGCTGTTTGCTACCAATAACAGCAGGAATAGAGTCGGATACCCCATCTCCGGGACCACGAAGAAGACGCCCACCATCTGAATAGCTCCCTAAGTTTGACTGGGCAGAAGGCAGACCTCGCATCATGCCACCAGCGGCAGCGCGATTGACATATCGGGGTTTGAAGTATTGCTGTTCCCTACCGTATGGGTCTGGTTCTGGCATAGGCGCGGTGGGGGTTGATTCGTAGTTGTACTGCTGACCGGGATTGGTATCTTCTGGTTGTGGCTTGTACTTCTTTGGCTTCATCATATTCATAGCCAATGGAGCAAACGCCGCTGCCGCACGCATCGGTTCTTTTTTAGCGTAATTCAGGAGATTCTCTCCAGTGAAGCCCTTTTCGACCGCAGCAAAACGCTGTGATGGATCGGTCATCATGTCAAAAGTAGGCGCGGGGGGTCCAGACATAGCAGGTGTGACTGGGGCCGCAGCTTGAGGCGCAATAGACGGGGTTGCAAAAGCGGGCGCAGCTTCTGGGGTCAGAGACGAAATAGTAGGCGCATTTGCCGCAGTAAATGCGGGGGTCGCCGCTGCTGGTGCTGCTGTACTCGCTACCGTTGTCGCCGCTGGTGCTGCTCCACTTGCCCCTGCTGCGCCCGCTCCTGCTGCCCCACTAGCCGCTCCTGCTGCTCCTAAACTACCCGCGAGTCCAGCACCACCAAAAGCGCCAAGCCCTGCCATCAGACCTTTTTGGAGATTACCCGAAGCGATACCAGTAACTCCGCCTACCAGCAATGGTGCGAGCCAAGGACTGGCGGTCCCACCCGAAGCAACCATTATCCCAGCGCCAGCGAGCATCGGGAGAATTGAGGACAGGAAACCCGCCTCCGGGAGTCCCGTTTGAGGATTGGTAGTCAGTGAACCACCAGCGGCACGGGCAAGTCCTTGTAAGGCATTAACCTCGCCTTGACCCATGTGAACAAGCGTTGTGTCTGGGCCTCGGCCTTGAGCGGCGAGATGGTTGGCAGCGAGTTGAAGGCTCATGGCTTCCTCACAAAAAGATTGCGGTTGATGTTATCACGCAGGGGTCAATGGAGCAATCAGGCTGCGGTGTTAGACATCAAGATGCCTTGCAGGATCAATCCGCAATGGTGAGTGCCAGAGTTGGTAGAGAACTGCCACTGGATGTCTGTTTTTTGCGTGTATGGGAAAGGATTAACGCGAGGCACTTGATATCTTGAGTCAAAACTTGTTTGTAAAACTGTCAACGTAACCGGATTGGTCAAGGCGTTGTTGGTGCTTTTGACTTGGTAATTAAGGAAGTTACCAGCAGACGCATCACCGTTAAATGCATTGATGGAGTACAGATACATAGTGTATCCATTAGGGACAGAATAAACTGCTGCTTGATTTTTACCAATGCCAGCATTTATTTGTGCATACGTTATACCGCCGTTTTTGGCTGTAATGATTCCCACATTTGAGTCCTGACTAGTTCCGGGGCTAGTCAAGACCATGCTGTTAATTCTTAGAAAACTCTGGACAGTAGTTACATTGGTTGTTCCGTTTAACGTAACAGTTTCCGTCTGTAATGCCCAAGTAGAATCAAGACCGCTAATCAGAACCGTGGCCTGTGTATTGTCAGACGCAGATGTACTTGCCAGCGTCATTACAACTGCGGAGGCAGGAAAAGCGTACTGAGTTGTCCCAGTGTTTTCCCATAGTGTGTAAAACGTATTTGGAACATTATTAGAGAAGGCAAATAGGTTGACTTGTGATGCGCCAGTAACTTTGCCTCTGGCAACCTGCGTCATAAAGTCCGCAGATGTCGTGCTTTCATTGTTGCTTGAACTTGCCACAATTTGCCCCAGTGCATTTACTAGTTGATTAAAGAACAAGCGCAGAACATTTGAATACTGTTCTTGTGCCATCCGATCATATTCGGTTGTGGCATTAGGTAGCCGAGGGGTGGCTGGAACAAGGATGTCATTCATTACGCTTTACGCCCATCTTGACGAACATCAATTCGCATAGCACCTAGCTGCCATTGCACGCCAAGCGTGTTAGAACTGATCTGGAACGCCATCTGGCGCCCGCGAAGCCGTGTGTAGACCTCCGGGGTGAATTGTTGCACTGCGTACGTACGTGTGCTTTGATAGTTCTGTGCGCTCGTCACGCTTGGCGAGGAAGGGGTTCCGTACAGTGAGCCGGGGAAGTCGCGTGGGTAAATAGACAACGTACAGGTTGGGTTAGCTACGTTAGAGCCATCGAAGGTCAAGTCAGGTATAGACCGCCACAGGAAGCCGTAGTTATGGCCGTCATCTAAGTCAAAGTCTGAAGAAGTTACAGCAGCGTTAATAGGTAAAGAAGGATTACCAACATTATCATCTACACCAACCTCATGGTAGACAAGGATAGCGTTTGCATTGCCTCCTGCCGAACCATACGCCATAGCCAGAGGAGAGCCTCTGAGCGGGCTGTCAAGCCATGCAGTTCTACCCTGCGGCTGCCCATTTGCATTGTTCCATGTACCGTAGTACCACACATCATCAAGGTGGTTATAGATCACATAGCGGTCAATGACGTTGGAATTGGCCGAGCAGTACTGCCACCAGATCTCGTTATAGCCCTCATTGGTCCCGGCTACGATCTGGAATGCTTGAGTCAAGCTAATGTCCGTATATACGTACTCACGTAACGTAGACGGCATGGTCTGAACGCGCCCTGAGTACATATAGAACTTGTCCTGCCCCATCCAGTAAGTGATGTTGTTGGCAGTGACAACAGCGTTAGGTCCAGCAATAGATATGTTGTCCCCCATGATTTGAATGTTCCATACGTAGGGCGGTCCTACGTACTGCATGGAGTAGATGGCCGCATCAGTAAACACCAAGAGTTCTTGGCGAGTCTGGACAGCGGTGATGATGGCAGACCCATGACTCAAGCGGTAATCACCAGCTTGGTTGGTCGTAGCAGGAGTCCAAACAGAGTAGCTCTCTTGGTCTGACCAGCGAATCTGCATTGGATCTATGGCTGCCGTAGCATAGACACCTGTAGGGTCATTACACCCAAACGCAATCACAATGCGTGAAGCATCCGACACGGTCATGTAATTACAGACCGTTGGGCAAGTGCCGTCAGTCGTCCAGTACGCTATACCGTTCTGTGTGTTGAGATTGGATGGAGACAACAACTGACCACGATTAAACACCGCAGGGTTTGCGTCAGGAACCCATAAGTAGATGCCGCCACCGCGAGGGCTGAACAGCAGCCGCTCACCGAAGTTGATCTGACTCCACACACGCATCTGAGCATTTGCGCTTACACCAGCGGTAGATGCCAAGCCCCAGCCGACAATACCCCAACCGCCCGCACCCCATCCAACCCCCGGCGTGAAAATAGCGTTACCGCCATTGAGTTGATATGCAAACGTAGCACTGACTGCTGGAGTTCCCGGTGAAGATGCAGGTACAGATACAACGATTGAATACGTATTGGCGGTCAAAGCAGTGATTTGATACTCTCCCTGCATGATGAGCGCAGAGATACCGTTGACTGGACCAGAAACACTTGAAATGGTTACAAAGTCACCTGTGTTTCCGCCATATCCGGGATCGTTAACCGTTACTACATTTGACCCTGTTACAGTAGTGAAAGCGTTTGCAACTGCTGTGTCAGTTTTACGGATAGGGGTGATATCAAAGAAGAAGCCGCCTGTGCCGTTCTGGATGTAGTACTTTAGGTTTGTTCCGACACCCAGTAGGTTGTAGCCAACGAGCGTGATCCAGTTCCACATCCCACGAGCAACACCCCAAATAGTTCCTGTTGGGGGAGTAGGGATTACCGCAGATACCCCTGCATTTTCTTGAGCAATGGTTCCACCATCTTTGGTCCAGCCACCGATCTTCTCGGCCTGACCAGAACGAAACCGGATCTTGTCTGAAGCAAACCAGCCACCCTCATTGGCATAGGAGGTGTTTTCTCGATTTACCCCAGCCCTGAAATCCAGTTTTTTAAGTGGCATATCTGCCTCACATTGAAAGCGCGGTGGCTTTTACTTCATTGACCCTACGCTCCCAGCCTTTACCAAACGTAGGCCAAGTGGATAGTCCTTGTAAGAACTTCAGGCGTTGGGCGCTGTAGTTGATGATGGTGGTCGAGGGTAGCGTAACAGCAACGATGCTAAGAGTTTGTGGGCCGATAGACCCATCTGCTGCAATCCCTACTGCCGTTTGAAGCCACTGTGAAGCACGGCGAACACCAGAATTGACCGCCGCATCAAACACGCAGTAGTCAACACCAGACGGCAACTGATCACCCTTGACCCGATCCCAATACATTTCTTTGTAAAGCGGAGAAACTTTGGCTGGCGTAAGACCTCTCATTTCCTCTTCGGTTACTTTGCGGTCACTCCAATCTTCCCAGACTGCTTGGGTCACTCCGAGATTTGTCCTCCCTCCCGGATCACTTGGGTGATTAACGTAACCACCTTCGTGTTGCAAGAGATGGCTCAGACATAGTTCAAAATTGGTATTCATTTCTTGTCCTCGTTATCTTTGTTTTCTTTGCCCATCTTGATACCAGCGATAGTGCCGACAAAGGCTCCAACAATGGTATTGAACGAGGGCTGAAGCATTTTGAACAACTCGTTGTTGTCCACATGGTCGTCAAACAGTCCAACCAAGGATGCACCACAAGTAGCCACAAGTACCAAGGATAACGACAGACAACAGATGACGGTGATGTAGTCGGCTATCTTCATTTCTTATCCTTTTCCTTGGAGCCTATAGAGGAACCAAACCAAAAGTTCAACATGGTGGCGAGAACTGTGCCCAGAACAAAACCAAGAATGGTGTCGGCAAACCTGATGTTTTTATCTGGAATTACGCTGAAAGTAATAAAGCCAATGTAAATTGCCGCGCAGACTGACCAGAAGGTAGTCAGGTACATCGTGAAGCGTTTAGAGAAAACGTCCGACTGCTGGAGCGCAATCTTCTGCATATCCCGAGCGTCGGCGGTGTTGGCGTGTTGCGCCTTCAACGTCTCTAAATCAATTTGTGCCAGCTTGAACGCTGCTTCTGGGTCTTCGACCACAGCCTTAGTCACTGCTTCTACCGTATCTTCAACACCGAATTGTTTGGCAATAGCCGATACAGCAGCACCACCCAAGGGGCCAGCAACAACAGTTGCCAAAGCAGGGGCAACGCTTCCAAGCAGTTTGAGCAACTCATTCATCGAGCCCCCTATGCGCTGATGTTGGACGCCGTGACAAACAGCGCATCAATCTGCGCGTCGTTTAACCCTAGCATGGAGGCCAATGCGTTTACGGTAGGAGAATTACGCTCCCAGTCGGTTGCATTCTCAAACGCCAGCCGAGTGATGTTGCTTCGCGGCAGGGCGTCAATGTAGGTATGCACGGTGTCCAGATAGCCACCAGCAGCGAGCGTGGCCAACGCTTGAAAGCGCGTCACCGACGCAGGGATGGGTGGCGGTGGCGGTACATAAGGGTCAGGCGTGTTGCCCTCGGCAAGCCATGCGAGATATTGCGGATGTTCAATCGGAACCCATGCGCCATCAATGCGACGAACACCCATAGAATCAATAATTGTATAAGTTTTCATTATTATAACTCCGCATCTGCTGTAATATAACGCCCGACACCACTGTCGTAGGCATAAAACTGTCCTACTGCAACTGCAGATGTTGACAGTCTGATATAGTCTATGCCTGCTAATCCTATTGTAGGCGCTGTTGCATTAACAGTAACCCATGCCCCAACAACATTTGCTATGGGTACTGCACGCATCGTGACTGGCGTCTTAAAAGGTTCATAAGCATTATATCCAGCGGTTGGAGTAATGCCAGAAACAATCATTGTTCCAGACCCTGAGGTAGACGCCCAATAATATCTTTGACACAACGCCAACTCCATCCCAATCGGACGTTGCTCGAATGGCGTGGCTACGGGGCCGACTTCTACTTGCAATCCAGTAACAAACACACCATCGCTTGTTCCAGCAGTACCAACTGGAGTCCATTGAAGTAATACCGCCAGAGACAACGCGCCGCTTGGTATTGTGGCCGTCATGGAATACCTAGTCCATGTCGTTGTAATCGTATTTGCTTGGTTTGTTGCCGCTTGCCCTGCCCAACTTCCAAGGGTTGCGCTGGTGGCGTTTGCTGCCGTTCCAGTTATAACTTGAGAACTAAGGGAGCTTCCGCTTGAGGAAAAGTTTGCAGCCGCTTTAGCATAAAAACTAAAAGTAACTGTTTGTCCCTTTAAGTCATATATATTGATAGTCTCAACAACCTGTCCAGCACCAAGTCCACCCGTAAGGGCTGATGCTGAATTTCTGTAGAAATACAAAGAATTGACAAAACCAGTTGGCGCGTCAGTACTTTGCTGCATGCCTCCCGCTGCGCTTGTTGCCATAACAGCAAAGAAACGATCAACGGTCAAATATGAATAGGTGGTTGTCAATGCAAATGGGCCAGCCCCTCTTTGAGCCACCCGCATATCCCCATTGATAATCTTATTCCGCAGCCCCGCCAACTGACCACCATTGGCAGAGGCCATCTGCACGTTGCCTGTGAATGTGCCGGTGGTTCCAGAAACTGCGCCGCTGAACGTGCCGGTGGTGCCAGAAACAGCACCACTAAAAGTGCCGGTGGTGCCAGAAACAGCACCACTAAAAGTGCCGGTGGTGGCCGTAACCGCTCCCAACGAACTGCCGTAAGCTAACGCATCGCCAGCCGTTGTCGGCGTAGCGACGTTGGTGATCTTGAAGCCGCCCATCGAGAAGTCTGCGGTGGCGGTCAACGGCGGACTGGAAATACTGTAGAAACCAGTTGTCCCGTCTGTCCAGATAATTTGTTTTGCACCCGCTACCACCGTATAGCCCGTACCCGTGACAGCCGTGGTATTGGCTGGTGCAATCCGCATGGTTGCAGCGTAAGAGGTATCGTTCCAAATTAGGTATATCTTGGGCCTATTGGGGACGCATAATGTAAACGCAGAGGCTGCTGTTGTAATTTTAACTATCGCCATCCGCGCTTGATCAACTGCCCCATCGTTGGCAATGAGGTATTGGGGCGTTACAGTAATTGGCACTTCCGTATAGCCAGAGATTGCGCCCTCCAGCAATGTGCCAAGATTGGTGTTGGTTGTATCGCCCCAGACGCCCGCCTGATCGCCTGTGGGAATAAGAGATACACGAAGGTTTGGTGAGTAAGTAGTTGGCATATGTGTCCTACGCGCTGATGTTAGAGGCAGCGATAAAGAGATCGTCTACTTGGGTAGTGTCTAGGCCAAGCATAGTAGCTAGTGCATTAAGGGTAGGTGAAGTCCGCTCCCAATCCGCAGCATTTTCCCAAGCCAGCCTCTGCACATTATCTTCATCCAGCGCAGCAATATGGGCACGGATGGCGGGTAGGTATCCCCCCGCAGCAAGAACCGCCAACGCTTGAAATCGCGTTACCGATACGGGTACAGCGGGGGGAGGTGGGACATAGGGCTCAATTGTCGCACCCTCGGGGACTTCAGAAGCGACTGCGGAATAGATACAAGTGCCGTCCTCTTCAATAATGAAGACAACTTCGTTCGATGCGTCTGTATAACGATAAGTTCTCATGGTATCTCCACTTGCCATGCCAGATATGTGCCTGCATTTGCACTCGTAACCATAGTGCCACCGTGACCCGCAGTTATAGCACCAGAGGCGCAACTTACTTGCCACATATATTGATTAGTTCGTGTAGTAGTCGCTGGTACAGAAGTAATGTTGGCTACTACCGCAGTTCCGCTCCAACTATAGTCACCAAAAACTCCAGTAGTCTCAAGTATTGTCGGCGTTGTACGCATTAAAACGGGGAAGTTACCAGTAGCAATATACGCTGCCGTAGTTGATGCGTATGCGTTAGCTAACACACCAGTCGTCGTGCCCGCAATGATCTTGTAGTAGTAGCGTTGGCAGAGTGCAGCAACAATAGTCGATGGCAAACGCTCGAAGGGGGTTGCTACAGTACCCTGCTCAAACTGAACTTGACCGACTGTCCATGTACCGCTGATCTGTGCGCCAACGGTGAAGAGAATCTCAATACCTGTGGTTGCTCCCGCTGGGACAGCGATATTGGTGCTGTAAATTGCAGGGGTTGCCGTGACTGTGAACGTGCCCGTGGCAATGGTCGTCTTGGTGGGAGTTGCAATCGTGCCAAAGGTATCTGCTGTGGTCGTGGCGTAAGATGCCGTCCACGTTACCGAAGTCAGCAATGAGTTTGCCAACTCAACAGACAATGTGCAGGTATCCCCCGCCATGTCAAAGCAGTTGTTAGCCTCGATTCGCTGACCAACACCGACTGATGTAACCGCGGCTACACCTGTAATCTGAAGCCGTTTAGATGTGGCATCTACGCCGTTAACCCGCGCTGCCGTGACGTTACCGCCAACACAGTAAACAAAAAACCTATCAACACAAGGATAGCCTAGAAACGCAGTGGGAACAGCCGTACCTGCGGTAACCGTGGCAGACGTTGCGTGTTGCGCCAAAAGCATGGAACCGTTGATTATGCGGTTACGCATTCCCGCAAGCTGACCCCCACCATTTGTACTAGTCAGGACTGTGTCAGCGGTGAATGTCTTGACCCCAGTGATATTTTGAGCGGTGTTGGTGTAAACACCATTAGTGACGGTAGCGGAATTACCGTTAATGGAGCCAACAATGGTAGAACTAAAAGTCTTGATGCCGCCAATTGTCTGGTCGCCTGTGGTGTAGACGCCATTCGTTACGGTGGCAGCGTTTCCTACCAGCGCCCCAGTAAAAGTCGTTGAGTAGATGTTGTTCCACAGCAGAGAGGCAGAGCCTATGGTCTGCGTGTTCGTCACCGTGGGGAGCAAATTCCCCGTGACGGTGGGGTTGGCGAAAGACAGCCCTGAGATGGTAGTGACTGTGTCGCCCAACTGAAACGTAGTTGTTCCGAGCGTAGTGCCCGTCGCAAAGTTAGAATCTAACTGCGACAACGGCAGCGTCCCGACTTGGGAGGCAAAGATATAGGGTACGGTCATTGTGATCTCGTCAAGTAGTATTTACCGGAGTCCATACAGGTACGGAGTTGCTAGTCCAAGCAACAATCTGCATAGCATTATTACCCCACAAAACCACTTCGCTACTGTTATTAACCCAAGTAACCGCTTGCCCGTTCTGGATAGGGGTCCATACAGTTGGCATAGTACCTCCTACGCGATTCTCAGGACTGCGGAACTAGATGTGTTAGCGGGGAGGGTGACGGTAAACGTGGCAGATGATATTTTGTCTGCGCCAAAGTCCAGCACTGCAATAGACCTATTTGCTGCCGTCACGTTATAAATTAACGCGCCCCGCGCAGTCAATGCGGCGTTAAACACGGGGTTGTTAAAACTTATATACGCAACATTATTGGCGGAGTTGATGGTCACCCCAGTCAACACAATGCCGCCTGCTGTATAGCCTGACGCTACAACCTCATTGCTGGTGGTATACACGGTTGTGTCTGCATTCAACGTAGCACCCGAGGTGTACAGCGCGATCTTAATTGAGTTCGACAATAGGTTATGAACTGCTTGAGGCAGTTCAACCTTAAAGCTTGTCGTCATCGTTTGAGTAAGGGACATATCAAGTCACAGGTTGACGATACTGACCAGAACGATACGCATCTTGACGCTCCAGACCATCACCAAGACGTTTAGCCAACACAAGGGCTTCCTTGTACTTGCCATCGTACAGCGCCATCATGTCCGCCTCACCCTTCATATAGGTGTAGGCTTCAACAAGAGCACCATAAAGCAAGACAGTGTCAAAGTTATCTCCGAGCCATGTCTGCCCGCCCGATACTGTGGTGATTGACTCGGGATAGAAGAAGTAATGCAGTTCTACGCTGTAGATGGCATCGGGCGTGGGACCGACAATGAACACTAGTTCTTTGGCGTTTGTAGAGTCTGGACCAAACAGCGCGTAATACTTGGGTGTGCCCACAGTTGTGGGGCTTGCAGGTACTGGATACGCCTCACGAATGAAGTTCACATCCTTGTTTAGCAAGAACGTATACGCCCCACTCCCCGTGTAAACCGCCATTGAGTACGCCGATAAGAAGTCTGTGGGGCAAGCAATATACGGTGTGTTGATCGTTGTTGCCCCCGTCACGTTCTTGCGAAGTGATGGAAACTGGACGCTATTGAATATCCGCTGCTCCGCTTGCGTAATGAACGTGTTCATGTTCGCAGTCGGAAATTGATTTTCCGTGTAGGAGGAGATCGCAGATACAAGCGCCGAATAGTTCATGCCATCGGACCTCTAGCCATCGTTCCTTTGGTGGCGCAGCCTGTACCACGGATCTTGATACCGCTGGTCTTAGTGTCCGTTGACTCTGTAGTAGTCGAGTTGGTGATGGCTACACCAGACATGGGCGTCCAAGGTTGCTTTCGCGGCTCCATCTTGGGAACAATACCTACATCTTTTAGGGAGAGAGGCTTGCCTGACATGGTGTGGGGCTCTGCGTAAACGCTGGCAGGACCAACTTCTTTGCCGCCTTGTTTTTGACTGTATTTAGCCATGATTCAACCCGTCTTTTGACTAGCCACACGAGACATTCCACGGCCAAGACGCATACGGTCTTCACCAGTAGGGCCACCCTTCTTGAGCTTCAGGGACGTACCCTTGCCGCCCTTATGCTCTTGAGCATCGTGCTGCTTAAAAGCCTTCTTGATCATGGCCTTATCTTGGGCCATATCAGACTTACCGCTTTCCTTAGCCATATGGCCTCCTTATGTCACGCTAACCGTGACTGTACCAACAATTCCCTGTGCTACCAAGTCATTTGGTGTTAGCAAGGTATCGAAAAAGCTGGCCCCGCCTACCGGATTCCAGCCCCATTGAAACACTCGACTGCCTTCGCCGTAAGACCCAGTACTTGTCAGTCCTGACTGGTAGTAGCTCAAGTCTCGGCGAGGCTCACGTACTGCCTGTGGATCATCTACCGGATACATACCCAGTTGCAGTTGCGGATGATCTGGATCCCAGCAGGTAGGACAAACCAAAAGGTTGTACACCTTGGTCTTCTTGACTTCCTTCTTGAGCGCAGTCAGCTTAAACCGTTGCCCACATCTATCGCATTCTGCGATAGAGTTTTTGCCTGACGCGAATCTATTGCCCATATCAGCCTATGAACATCTGCCTTGGAACAAATCGTACCGCTGCCTTCTCGCGGTCCTCAGATGATGCCAGATCCCAAGCTTCGTCGTACTGAGCCTTGAGTGTTTCGAGGCGGCTAATGCCGTCAGGAACCTTTAGCGCAAGGTAGTAGGCCAGTCCTGCAACCATGCAGGGGATGAACCGGAATGGCACATCCATCGTGTTCACGCCATTGCCAGCATCTTGGATACGACGAAGATACCAATACACAAAGGTGTAGGTCTGCGAAGCATCTGGGATCGGCCAAACGGTGATGTTTGGGATAGGCGCTTGCCTATTGATATAGACCTGAATTGGCCTAGCCTGACTCAACTTGTTAGGAATCGTAGCGTAGGTAGAGACAGAGATGCGTGTGATCGTCAGGTCAGCCTGAGTTGATGAGTTCCCTGCGCCTGTACGTACAACGTGTTCAAGCAGATCTACCGTATCAGATGGGAGATCATACGTCGCAGTACCCGGAACAAGGGTGATAGAAGACTGTGCAACAGTCCATAGGTTAATCCCGCGATTAGCCCAATCAGCAAAAAGCAAATTGAGACTACGCCTTGCAGTCTTGAGATCGTAACCTGAACGAAGCTCCGCACCACAACGCTCGAATGCTTCTTCGACCAGTTCGGTCAGATCAAGATTAAAGATTGTGAGATTGGAGGTAGCCATTACATCACCGAAGTAGGTAGATTAGCGGACTCGGGGGTAGTAATAGGGGCAGAAGGGGTGATCGAGCCTAGACCTCGATTTCTATAGTTTTCCAAAAATTGCCTAAAGCCGTCAGGATCCGCCTCAATAGCACGTTGCCCAAGCATACCCCCCGAACGACCATAAGCATCCTGAAAAAGAGTGCTATTTGCTCCGGGCATACCGCCTTTGCCGCCGTGCATAGGGATACCTTGAGGCTGTTGCATATCATGTGGTCCCATGCCGCCATGCCGCTGCATAAAACTTGGAAAAGTCTGTTGAAATCTCTCCATACCCGCTTGCTGTGGCGTCCCTGCTGGGCCTTGCGCTCCGGGCATACCACCTTTGCCACCGTGCATTGGAATCCCCTGCATGGGGCTCTGTGAAGGCTGCTGCATGGGGTTCTGGGGCGGAACCTGCCCTGAGAAAGTAGTGCGAGGTGTAACCGCTCCGCCCATAATAGTTGGAGGTCTCTGCACCGGATTTTGTGCAGTGGGCATACCGCCCATAGGTCTTTTAATTCCGCCAGCACCCATTATCTATACCCCGCTGTTTTCTTAGCAATGTTTTTTGGCTGTGCAACGAACTGCTTACCCGCTGCCTTACCTACCCGTTTAGCTTTGGTGGTTGCTGCGTACTCCGCAGGAGACAAGGACTTGATCGCTGCTTCTGGCAAGTAGCGTTCGCCTGTTTTAGACGAAGGCTTCCCCGACTTGGTACGCCACTTCTGGTCGCCCCAATTCTTCAGGGATTGCTGTGGTGCTTTCAATCTTTATATCCTTTTGCATTTTGTTCAAGATAATCCGCAGCCGCACGCAAAGTTTCAATATTATCTTTGGCGTGCCCAATCATATTGTTGCATGGGTTACACAAAATGCCGCGAACTTTTCCGCTTGTATGGCAATGATCTACATCAAGTTTTTTATCGATTTCATCTTCGGTTATGCCACATATCATGCAAGCATACCCCTCATTTAATCGCATTTGTTCCCACTGTTCGTAAGTTAGCCCATACCGCAACTGCAATTTCTCTGCTTTTCTGTTGCGGGGTGTAGTTGGGCTTTCTCGTTTGTATTCTTGATGACAGGGTTTGCAACGAGCGCTTGAATATTGTTTATCTGCCCACTTATCAAAAAACTTATAGAAGTCTTCCAGCGGTTTTTCAGAATTACATTTCAAGCAGATTTTAGTCACGGTAAGAACCCCCAGCAGCTTTGTACTTCTTGGCAACTAGCTGCGCCTTACGCGCTGACCATTGCCCAGCACCTGTACCCTGAGTAGCCGCTGCTTTGACCTGAGCCACGATCTTCTTACGTACAGTAGGCTTAGTATAGTTACCCGCAGCGTTTACTTTACCGCCACTCTTAAGCTTGGCAGGGTTCACAGCACCCATACCACGGCTAGGTCTCATACGTTCCTACCCTTAGTCTTACCACGCTGGGCACAGCCGTCACCACGGCTAGATGCTGAAGACTTGACTGCGCCGCCTTTCTTCATACCTCCATACGTCTGTGAGCCGGGGTTGTAGGTGTATTGCTGGCCGGGGCCAGCATCGGCTTGCTTCATCTGCTTCATCCGCCGCATTATGTCTACGATTTTACTAAAGCCGCCCATTATACGTTCCTTCCTCGGGTCTTGCCCCGCTGGGCACAACCATCACCGCGAGTAACACCGCCCTTAGCCATCTTGGTAGGACCAGATGCGGGGGTAGAGGGAGGAGGTGCAGAGGCTTTCTTCTTCGCTTTTTTAAGCTTCTCTGCGGCTTGTTCCGCAAGGGTCAGACCAGAAGCGGGCTCTTGAGCCATCATATCTCGGCCATAGTCCGATTTATCTACTGAGCCTGATGCACCGCCGTCCGCCATCTTTTTAGATTTCATGCTACGCCTCACATTTCTTTAGAAGCTTGGGGCTTGGTACGGCCACGCTGGGCGATACCGTCCCTGCCTTTAGAGGTAGCCTTTACAATTTTAGTATTGGGCTTGTACCCCTTCTCAACGCCTTCGCCCATCGAAGACTTGGTCAGCTTACCCGACAGATCGCCGCCAGTGCGATTAGCGTTCTTAAAGCTAGCCAACCCACCACCAGCCATTTTGGTACAGCCGCCCTTTTTCATACCTGCTTGCTTTTGGTCCAGCGCCATGTCTGCTTTAGAGCCTTCTTTCATGCCCTTCTTCTCGACATCTTTGCCAGATTTTTCAAATGAGGCTTTTTTCTTAGCCATCATTGCTGCAAAACCAGCGTTCATTTTAGAAGCCATAGTATCACCACCTTTTGCAAATGTGCGGCCCTTGTCGGCCTTGGTAAAGTCAGAGCCGACGCTCTGAGGAATTCCAACTTTCTTTGCAAAAGCTGGGTTGTTGGCGATTGCCGCCATAAAGTTGTGCTGTTTCTTTGAAGAAGACGGCATCATTGTTTCCTGTTAGTCCACTCGCGGACGATTGGCCTTGCTACCAAACAAAACTTGTATATTGTGAGCAAATACAAGTAGCTGCTCTGTCGATGCCGTGGTTTTCATTTTATTTGCCAACCACGAAACAACCCAAACATTCTCTTTTACGTATCCTTGCTTGTTATCCTTGCGGTCCAGTGAAGGTGATGCGTCTTGTGGGCCGTGTCCGCCCCTACGAGGTGCTATTGGAATGCCCAGTAGAGGGCAGACAGGTGGTATTTTGATATCTTCAAGCGTTATAGAAAAGGCCATCCCGTCTTTTTTCGCCCTATTTCTCGCCGCACGAAACAACACTGCTTCAGGGTTTTTTTGCTCCCATACTCTTTTTTGCAGTGTCGCTAACGCCCGACGTTCTGGGTCATTTTTTATTTTCTCCGACGTGCGGGCTCGCGCAGCTTGAACTTTTTCAGGGTTTGCTTTTTCCCACGCTTGTGCCTGAAGGCGTTTTTGCCCCTTGTGCTCTTGATAGTATTGTTTGTGGTACTCAGCGTTATACACGGCTACTTACCTCTTATACGCTTAATAGCGGAGCGTACCGTGTCCGTTTCCATTATCCGAATTCCCGTCCAAATGATCGTAAACAGTGCTGCGATAGATGGTAGAACATCCACAAGCGTGCCTACTACAGTTACAAAGGACACGGCATCCAGCGCGTGTTTGGTAGCCTCAAGAGCTTCATCTTTCATGTCAGCACTTCCATCGTTGCATTGATGCTCTAGCACGACTGCCCTCCTCAGACTTTTCTGCGATAGGTTTCATACGAGCACAGAAAGATTTCTTACGGGGGCCACCTTCGGGTTGAGGTGCTTTGAGGTTGCTGCCCGTGTCCGCATTGTATTTGGCTCTACCCTTGGCAGTCAATCCTGCGCCCTTGGATACAGGCAACTTTTCGCCGCGACCAACAGCCAATGAAGGTGTTTTCTTAGCCATGATTAAGCAATTCCGATCTCGCCTTCTGCTTGGAACGTCAGTGCCGTAGCCGTACCGGCACCACCAACCAAAAAATCCGTAGAGTCAAGCCTAACTTGACCGTACCAATCAACAAACGAATTGGCTGGGACACTTTGTGCGATACCCATAAATTCCGTACCCGCTGTGTTAGCGCCTGTGGCACCAATGTACAGCGAGAATGTTGCCGCTGATGCCGTTTTATTGACAATACGGATGTGTTTGATGAGAACGTAAGGTTGCGTCATCGTAAAACCAACTGGGCCAGCAATTGAGGTTACTGCTGGGTTAATAATGTTGGTTGTAAGAGTCGTAGTAAGGGCTACGGGGCCAAAACGAATAACTTTATTTGCTGCCATGATTTCTCCTAATTAACAATCTTCAGCGTTTTGAAACTCTGGGCGTTGCTTCATGAGCGCGTACACCGCAGGGCGAGTCATGTCGGGAGCGTAATCTGCACCAACAATTTCCATCTTTCCAGCCGTTAAGGGGTGCTTACTAGCGTCGCGTGCGGCTTTGGATGCGTAACCGTAAAATGTGACTTCAGCACTCTTGCCCCCAAAACTTTCTTGGATGGCTCCAATGTGCCAATAGGTTGCGTAAATGCCGTAGTCGGTTTCTATTGGTTTCAAAAGTGCCATGTTTATCCTACAAGTAGTCTTCGAGTAGTGCCGCCAGAATCGGTAATGGTAACGTACCCTGCTTGAGTAACAAGACCGGCGGTATAGGTGCCAAACTTGATGGTGCCTGTGCCTTTTGTTGCCAGCACCAAATTGACGTTAGTGTCTGTTCCGGTGCCCGTTATCGTCACGTTTGCTGGTGTAGCGCCGCCTGTAGTAGCAGCGCCAGTTATACTGACGTAATTTACAGCAGATGGGGTTGCTGATACCCGCATTTGATTTGATCCAGCAGAACCACCAAGCGTTGCATTAGTGTTAAAGAAAAGACTGCCGCCGCTGTTGTAGATGCAGGCAACACTAGTTGATGAATCATAGTACGTTCTGGTGCTTAATGTTGCTGTATCGCTGTTTCTAAGCATCTGCAACCCACCAGAAGCGCCAGCATTTTGAATGCTTATGCTGGTTGCATTGGAAATTGCTGGCGCTGATTGTAAAACAACTTTGCCCGTTCCGGTAATGCCTGTATTACCGCTGGCTACACCATCATCGCCGCTCCATAAGTCTGATATAGAGTACGTCCATTGTGTGCTACTACCTAAGCCAACATAAACAAATACCGCGCCTGTATTTATTGGCATTTGGTATAAGGCTATAGCATTAAAATCATTTACTAAAAAAGCGGAATTTGTCTGATTGACAATGTGGAGCGAGTACCCTATTGGTAGGGTTGTTATGTCTGGCAAATAACAACCGGCACCAGTTCCTGTAAAAAACACGTTTTGTGCGGTTGTGCTGTCAAGGTTTGGGCTTGCTGAGTTAACATATGTCTGATAACTTGACAACTTATTGAACGCAGCATTGGCTGACGTTGCGGATGTGCCGCCGTTAGCGATTGATAGGGTTGGCAATACTCCAACTGTTGGAATTCCCAGCAAGAAAGAATCGCCGTCTAACCCATCATCCCCTGCTGCACCTATTGCTCCAGTTGCTCCAGTTGCTCCAGTTGCACCTGTAGCACCCCGTAATCCCGGTGGCCCAACATCGCCGTCTAACCCATCATCCCCTGCTGCACCTATTGCTCCAGTTGCTCCAGTTGCTCCAGTTGCTCCAGTTGCACCTGTAGCACCCCGTAATCCCGGTGGCC